ATGATGGTCAATTGTAAAGCTTGTGGAAAAGAAATTGCAAAAGGAGTCAAAAAGTGCCCCCATTGTGGTAAGGATCAGAGGAACTTCTTCGGAAAACATAAGATCATAACTGCTATTTTGGTTCTTGTTATTATTGGCGGCATTGGATCAGCTTTGGGGGGAAAAGGTAATAAGTCAACGTCCGCTTCTGCACCAACGACGACATCAACATCTTCTTCATCAACGACAAAGCCGACCGAACAACCTAAACCAACTGAACTATCTAACACGGGCACATCCAGTAATGTCAAAATAACAGTCACTGGCTTCCAAACTGCTGCTACCGTTGGTACAAATGAATATAGTACAGCCAAAGCTCAAGGGGTTTTCAAGATTGTCAAACTTACCATAACCAATAACCAAAAAGACGCCATCACAGTCGATTCAAACAGCTTTAAATTAGTCGATGATCAAGGCAGAGAATTTACTGATTCAACAGAAGCTCAAACAGCTTTAATGACATCGGATAGTTCAAATCAAAACTTCTTCTTGAAGCAAATCAATCCTGGTATAACCGTATCTGGTTTAGTTGTCTTCGATGTTCCAAAGGATGCCAAAGGATTTAAGTTAAAGGCTACCGGTGGAATGATGGGTGATCCAATAATGTTGAAAGTTGAATAATTAGCAAAATAAAACACGCAACAAAAAAGGAGAGCGATTAAGCTCTCTTTTTTTTAAGGTTCAAACTTTTAAACAACGAAGCAATAATAAACTTAATTCATTAACACAATAACTCATGCCAAACATTATTAATCCATTTAGGAAAAAGCTTGCTCCCCAGCCTTTTCCTAATCCCTTAATATATCCGATCGATTCAAATATTCCAAAGACTACATGAACTAATGCCCCAATAAATAATACGCATGCAAACCAAGACAACAACCCTACTGCTATTTCGCTCATATGTTCTTTCCTCCTTTCAATAGTTTTCCGCAAAAAAACAAAAAGAGGCTAACCTAGCGCCCAAAATTACGAGCGTCTAAATTAGCCTCCGTCCACTGCGGTAAAGCTTATTATCTAGTTTTAGCTATTTTATCGTAAATAGGAATCAAATTCAAGTCTTCTACATCTTCCAAAGCATCCATTTGCATGTATTCAGTTCATACTTTATCAAGGCTTCCAAATCCCCGCACACCTCACTAATTGCAATTATTTAGCAAAATACCTCCCTTTACTAAGAACATGAGTTTTGATAAAATTAGAACATACATTCTATCAGGGAGGAAAGATAAATGAAAGTAGTTATGGCCCCCATAGAAATGATCGCTTGGTTCGATATTCCAGGGATGCCACGCCCTATTCGCTTTCGGCATGATGGAAATGTAGTAAAGGTTGAAATGATTAGTAGAATATCGGAGGAAGGGCCTGTCATAAAACAAACGAAGATTTATGATTGTCAGAGCGAGATTCACGGACAGATGCGGCAGTTTCAGCTGAAGTATGAGGTTAGTACTTGTCGGTGGTTTCTATGGAAGGTTTGAGCGTGACGGAGATATGCTAGAACCAGGCGAAAACGAAGATGGGGGTGGCGAGGATTTTCATGGGGTTCTCCTGTACGTTGCTTGGCATTCTAGCACCATAACTTACGCTAAGGTGGTGTAACTTGCTTGTCGTTCTTTTGGGTCTCAATGAATGGGTTTTCTATAGGAAATCCCTGTAACATATGCACCCTCGGGCCTCCTTGAGGCGGCTGAGGAATTGGAAACATTTGCTGCATTTGTTGTTGCATTTGTATCATAGCTTTTTCATCGTGATTTTCTATAATCTTAACAGCTGGTGAATTTGAAAAAGTATGCATATAGGCATGATGGATTGTCAGAACTGTATCCTGAAATTTATGATCATCCTCAAGCCTACAAACTTTAAGACCAAGTCTTTCACATTCTTCATAGGGAATATGCCGTGCATGTGATTTTGTTTTAGTATGATCTCTTAAATCTTTAGCAATTCTTTCGGACTTAATAAGGCTATCGGATTCACCACTGAACATTCCAGTCTCAAGCCAAGAACTAACCAATTCTGTTGACCAGTCGATTGCTTTTTCACAATCACCGATAAAAGTAGGGTGATATTTACTTATTATTACCTGCCAAGCCGGAATCCTTTCGGGGTATTCCTTAATTTCTTTCAGGGCCCTTTCAAACTCTTCAATTACACCATATGTGGAGATTCCGTTAAATTGAGGGTCTATCGGCCCAAGGCTAGATTGCTTTCCCATAACTATTTCTTTACAAGAGCACGCAATCATTGTTCCAGCAGACATAGCGAGTTGCGGAATAATAGCTCTAATATCCGTACCGAATATTTTTCGCAAGTAGTCAACAATGGATTCAGTTGCGGCAATGTCTCCTCCTGGGGTGTGTAATAATAAATCAAGACCTTTGCTTTTATCTAGCCCATGGATAACCGCCATTAATCCATTTTTATCATCGTCATTAATCATAACTTTGTTAATATCCGATTTTTGTAACCACCCCGAATAATAAGCAATTACATTTCGACCAGTTATGGCATGTAATTCTTTCAGGTATTTCCTACGAACAAAATCCAAAGCATCTATTCTTTTGCAGCTCTGGATTTCCTCAAGAACTTCGTTCCAATTAGGCATAAAACCACACCAATCGTAATTATTTATTATTGTATGCCATGCCTTTTTGTGTTGAACTAGATGAATAAAAAACACTTACATCCTTTAAAACAGAACACTTTTTAAAATTCTTTGCAAAATCATTCGCGTTCGTGTAGGAAGGAAATGAGTTGCTCGGAATATTTAATTGCTCAAAAGCCTTTTCAATCCTTTTATTATCCACTGATCATTCCTCCATTTCTCCTAATCTCTTAATCTCCTAATTTCATAATCTATTAATGTATTATATAGTCAATTAAGGCAAAGATTCAAATTTAGATTACTTTATATGTGACTATTAGTCCCTTTGAGCGTGAAATATATGTATACTGATTGCAATATGGGACTAATTCACTATTTTACTTTAAATACGCAAAAAAGCCCACTTCCTTAATTGGAGGTGGGCTTTCGTCTTTACGCAGCGTCCGGCAACGCTGGTTTAATTTATTGTACAGGTTATTGAGCAGGAGCTTGGGCTTGCTGATCCGGCTGCGCTGTTGAGGAATCCGCTGCAGGTTGAGCCTGAATTTGTGTAGGTTGTGCAGGAGCAGGCTGAACAGTCGGCGCAACATTAACGGTCAAAGCCATCTTTCCAATTTGCTCAGCAACTAAACTTGCAAGCTGATCCATCGGTATATTCGGAGTGACAGCCTTAACTTTAGTTTCAATCATAGCCATAATCTCTTCTTCGGTATATGGCGTAGCAGTTCCAACTAATTCTGCTAATTTGTCCTTACCTTTTTTGTAAGCACCCTCGATCAAAGTTTCCCATTCAGAATCGGTGAGCTTAATTCCATACCTAGCGCCTAATTCCTTGGCCTTCGCCAGAGCGTGTTGATATTTTGCTAAATCTTGAGTAATGCCCAATTTTTTAGCAGCTTGTGTAGCAAAGTCTACCGCCTCGGAAACGATGCTTTTAGCGGTTGCAAGTTGTTTAGAATTAAGATGAAGCTTGCCAACAATAGCGGCAATAGCGCTGACAACGAGTACTCCAAGAATATTGACCACACTGGAAATTAAAGATGCATCCATGATAAACATACCTCCTCTATTTTACGGCAATATTAAGAGCAGGCCATTTGACCTGCTCTTTGAAGATCCTCGTCTGCCGGGGCGAGGAAGAATTACATTAAGATAACTTACCGCCAGTATAAGCATTAGCAACAGCAACAACGGTATCTAATGGCTTATTTCCCGACATATAAACCTCATTAGGCCACCCTAATTCAGGACCACCAACATTAAATACCTTTTTTGCTTTTTTGGCATCAGGATTAACACTTGCATTTCCATTTCGGCAGAACATAGCGCATCCTCCATGTAAGTCCGCTATGTCTTTTGCAAGGCTGAAATCATTGACAGTGTAATAAACGACTGCATAATCCATTTCAAAATCCTCCATTTCATCGTATTGCATTGTCACATCAATAACCACGTCATTCCATGTCTTGCTGTGACTAGCTAAGTAAGCAATTGGGTCTGTATGATCTGTTTCTCCCCACTTGGCAGATACCTGAGCATGAGACATAAGAGTTACACCATTAATAACGCCCAAACCTCGATCATGAAGGAGTTTGGCGAGCAACCACACATACATAGCATAATCTTGCGCGAACTGTGTAGAATCATAGGTTTGGCAAAGCTCAACGTGAACATAGCCAAGATGATTGGCTGTATGGCCGGCGCCATAGCCAATATAATTTGGATCTGCAACCTCTAATATTTTTCCGGAACCCACGAAATAGTGAGGGAATGCATTTTGCCAATTATTTAGAGCGTAGTTTCTCTCACTATCCGGGGTATCGTAATAGGTGTCTGTCGCGTGTGCTACGACCCCAACATAATGACCACTATTATAGGATATTTTGGGTAATCCCGGAATTAAATTCACCTGAATTGGATAACTCATAACGGCCTCCTTAATAATCCGCAAGATATGTTTTTTCGTCATCTTCTTTCAATCGTTTAGCTTGTTCGTTTTCCGCGTTTTTCTCTGACGAAAAAGCACCGAATTGAAGAACGTGAACAAGATAGGGTTTTACGCCCTTAGCCTCATAATAGGCCACTCTCTCTTGTGCCTTGGCTAAATCCAAATAGGGCAAAGATTGAACATGAGTCAAGGTTGTTGGTTCTGGCGGATTAGGTTGACCATCAATAAAATTAATATTAACTACAACTGAATATTGAGTGCCCGCATTAAACCAAATAAATTTAGCTATTGCATTGCCAAGTGTAGGACTATTTACCGTAAATGTTGCTATCCCATCGGAATTGGTTGTTGCGCCGCATCCTCCTGATAAAACGCCGCTGTACATAGACTGGATTGCTTGATTTGCTAAGCCAGCGTTGTTATTAGTTAGTTTGACTTTGATTTTTAAATCCGCATTGATTGGAGCGTTAACAGAAGTATTGTCTACCGATAATTGATAATTATCGGTTAAATCATGAATTGTAGCGCTAGCACTAGTGGTATGCGTTACTCCATCAGGAGCCATCCAAGCAACCTGTGCATTAAATATTCCGCTAGAAGACTCAACGAAAGGCAAAGATAACACTCCACTATTATTCGTTGTAAAATCTTTGTTGACAGTACTTCCCGGCTGAGAAATAACCATTGTGATAGTTTGGTTAGGCTCAGAGGTAGTTACTGTAAGCATGATAAGCTCGTTGGTGCTGTAAGATGATTTATCAGTCTTAGCGGTCAATGTATAGACCTTATCCGGCACAGGAGTAGGTTGAACATTCGGGAGAGCATCTAAATCAGCCTGTAATTGAGCAAGATTGAAGCCCTCTGGTGATAAGCCATTGCCATTTAAAATCTCTGTCGAAAGAGCAACCCAAGCTTCGTCGCAATATTTCTGGAAGAACTCTACGGACATTTTTTGAACCTTTCCCCAAGTAACAACATAGATCCAGCTACCATCATAACCAACGATCTCTACATCATGTCCACCTTCTATGGCCGATCCTTCAACCACCGTCCACGGTAAGCTTTGAGTAAACTGACTTGTCGCCGAAGATGGAAGCTGGATGCCAATTTTCACAACTCCGAATAAATAAGCCGCTTCTAAAACTTCGCTGAAGTTCGTAATATCCAAGGATAAATAAGCGCCAATTTTATGGCGTTTTCCTGTTGCGTCAATCATTCCTGTGTTACGATGATAATCTAAAGCGTCACGAATAACGGTTCCTTGGTCGCTGTTAGGATTATTCGGATTATAACCAGTTATAGCCGAGTAGTCAGAAAGTGCGTTTTGTGCCGTGAATTGTGCAGGAGTTCCGCTGCCTTCAGCCGACCAAAGCATAACGGCGTGATCTGCACCGGCAATAACGCAATCTCCTACGGTATCATTACCGAGCATTCCCCAAACACTTACTAAATTTTGGTGTCCAAAAGATGACGGAACGGCAGGCAATGCAGGGTTTCGATAGTTTTTATAGAGGAAATCTTTGTGGCTTTTTACATAAGGTTTTTTACCAAGCTTAAAATTCATTAGCATTTCACACCTTTCGTATTGTGATGAACATCTTTGAGCACAATCTTGATGTCTTGGCGCTCATCTCGGGCTAGCTTTAACTCTTCTTTGACCATAGCCAATTCCTCGATAACTGCGTCATGCGTTTCCTGAGCGCGTTTTTCGGACGCTCTACCGATGACATTCTGGCCAACCATGAGTAGTGGAAGGCTCCAGAGCTGGACTGTATTTGACCAGTACAAGAGCTTATCCATGAGATTAGGGAAAAGAACCGGGGCAAAGCCATACAAAAAGAAAAGGTATGTTGTATACATTGAACCAAAAATTAAAGTGGCCCGCACTGCAAGCCACTCGTTAAACTTCTTCAATTTCCTTTAGCACCTCCTCGGCTGTTTGACCATCCTGTGGAATCGGATCTTCGCCATCCTTACATAATTTCTGCATAACCCAAATAGGAAAGGACAGAGAATGAATCCCTGTCCCGCTGTTTCCGTCTGCATGATCTACGCCGGTATGATGATCTTGGCAAAGGACTAACATATTTCGAACATCATCAACGCTGGTTATAGGTTTGCTTTTAAGTAATCGTCCATAGCCGTAAGGGTCCCATTCCTCGCAGAATTCCTTCAACTTAGCGAAGTCTGTAACTCCTTCAAGGCTCCATTCTGCGCCGAAATGGTGAACTTGAAGTTTATCAGTTGTATTACATACCCGGCACTTGAAATGCCCATCAGCCTTAAGGCGTTCCTTAGCATGTCGGAATTCTGCCGATTCGGAGCGTTCTGCATGTTCAGGAGTTATGACGATTTCAGTAAGGGTTCGTTTTATTTCGTGAGCTTCTACAGTCATTTTCCATCCCTCTCTAAATCATCGATTCGTTTATGCGCTGATTTTGTACTTTCCTCAACACGAGTCACACGTTCACTTAATGTATTGAGGCTTCGGTTTGTCTCCTTTTGCTCAAGAAGGGACTCGTCCATGCGCCGCATAATATAAGTTGTATTGGCTTCAAGATTCTTAATGTTTGACTCCATGCTCCCCTGCTCTTTGCCTTCTTGTTTGGATTTTTTCTTTGTCCCAACAATATAACTCACGACTCCCACAACAATTGAGCAAATCACTCCAATAAGCGACACTATGGTTAATTGATCCACTCTATCCCCTCCTATGCCTATAAACTGCCAATTTTAATGAGCAACTTCGATCCAGCCACGTCTGCCGGACTGGGATACTTTATCCCTGGACACAAATCAATGCCAATGTCTCGGTAGATATCTGCCCATAGCACAGAGCAAATTCGAGCGTTCGACGGTTCTTTATAAGGAAGTAATATCCGTGTCCAATAGCGAATTAGCTCAACAAAAAGGAGAGCGTAATCGTATCGCCCTCCAACTTGATAAGTAGCATGTTCAAGTATGTTTTGTCTTGATTCTCGATCCGCGAACATGCATCGGAATACGTCCGCTTGGCCTTTATATTTACTCACCGGTGCATATCCTGTTTGCCTGAATCCCTCGGCCTCGATAAGCTCTTTATGACCAACAAAGCCAGCAACGTGCGAGTATTGGCTATGCTCCACGGCTTCGATGGCCTCACTAATGAATCCAGTCCCGCGAACCAGGATTAGGTCGCCGATTCTTAAATCTCTCTGATCCATAAATTACCTCCTTTTTTAGGGCATAAAAATAACCGCTCGATGGCGGCTAAAAAATTAAGACACCGGATTATTCGGCGTCTTTTTTGCTCATTTTCTCTTGTATAGCTTCATTGATAAAGGAGTTTAAGCTCAATCCGTTTTTCTCTGCAAAGTCTTTAATAACTTCCTTCTGCCCTTTTGGGACAGTAAGTGCAACTCTATCGTAAGCCTTTTCATTGTACTTCCTGTTTGCTTTAGTTCTCGCTGTCGGCATATCCTCACCTCAATATAAGCATACCATAAAAAATACACTAACGCTAGTGTAAAAAGTGTTGACTATGTACTAACGCTATGGTATATTATATGCAATAACACTAGTACATTTAAGGGAGGAAATGCAAATGAAAATAAAACAATACAAAGTCTTCAAAGCAGGCAGCACTCAAATAGGAACACTTTATGACACCTGTATAACTAAAGCAGCTAAACAATTTATCGACACACTTGGTAAACCGGCCAATTACCAACTTTTCTCCAAAGAACAAGCAAGCGTTCGTTATAACGATAACTACAATGCAATGAGTGACTTCGTAATCTACGAAGCATAGCCAGCCTGGGCCAATACCGGCGTAAGAAAAGGAGTGTTAGTAAATGAGTGAAACCATTTCCTACAATCGTTTGTTAGTTCGAAAAGACCATATGTCCAATTTTATGAGTGGTTTTAACCGCAAAACTGAAAAATGCGTATTTATCAAGCGCTGTATGGCGTCGATGTCAAACGGCATTTTTAAAAGTATTAACAATGTTCATTTTCAATGTTGCAAATCATGGAAATTAGAAAGCACCCGTCCCTAAGCCTGGCAGCCTAGACGAGTGCTAACATTGACACCGAAGCGTCGTGGTTATTATATCACGGCGCTTCGGTTTAAAGAAAGAAGGAGCGAAAAGAGATGTCAAAACTAATACTTAGCTCGACCGCAGAAATTTTACTTAAACAAATAATAGATATTTACTCAAAGGAGAACAGTCATGAACTTAGAGAATCTTTATCCTCGATCTTATCCCAATACGATATTAAACCGGCAATGATCCCTAATGGCCATCCTGATCTAAAACAAAAGATCAATCTTTTCTTGGATGGGAAACGTCTGGAAGGTCTTAGCTCCTCAACGCTTAATGATTACGCCCTTGAATTAAAGATTTTTGCTCAATACATTCACAAAGCCACCAATGATATTACTACGGGGGATATTCGCGGTTATCTAGGAGAATTTGAACATTTAAAACCCTCATCGCTCTCGAAGAAACTATCCGTCTTAAAAAGCATGTTGGGCTGGCTTGCATCCGAAGATATAATTCGAAAAGATCCCACAGCAAAAATTAAGCCGCCGAAGAAAGAACAACGAGTGCCCAAAGCACTAACAATTGAGGAACTGGAAATGATCCGCGAGTCCTGCATTACCCCTCGTGAAAGAGCCCTCATCGAAGTTTATTATGCAACAGGTGCCCGCCTGTCTGAAGTACAGCGCCTAAATCGCGAGGATATTGACTGGCAAACTATGTCCGCCCGGGTAATCGGCAAAGGCAATAAAGAGCGGACAGTGTACTTTAGCTTTAAAGCATCGTATCATCTCAAAAAATATTTGATGCGCCGGTTAGATGAAGTGCCGGCACTGTTTACAACCGAGAGGCAGCCATTTCGCAGGCTCTCAAACCGAGGAATCCAGCGGGCAATAGGAATTATAGCCGCTAGATCCGGAGTCAAGAAGAACGTCCACCCACATATATTTAGACATACTTTTGCAACTTTGATGTTGAACAATGGCGCGGATCTGGTAGCCGTACAGGGATTACTCGGGCACACCGATCCGGCCACAACTCAAATCTATGCTCAGATAACCGACGAAAAACGAAAGCAAGCGTATAAACAATACCTTGTTCAATGAACGCCCTTCGAGGTGTTTCTTTTTTTATTTACAGGATATTCCTCTCTTGTGTCGAATTGGGTAAGTTGTTCGGGCTAACCTAATCTTGCTCAGAAGGGAGGTGTTAAATAATGTCCTTTGGTCTTGATCCTCAAACGCTTAAACAGATACAATCACAGGTAGACGCTGTAAAGAGAGCTACCCAAGGCATCGACTTGCAATCAATTTCCAAAAGAATAGATGAAGTCAATAGTTACAAAAATCCAGCATTCCAACTGCCTGCACTAACTAATCCAAACCTCGCTAGCGAATTTCATATGAGACTTATTAAAATGATAAATGATTTTGACGAAAAACTTAATCAAACCGAAGAAGTCGGCGTAAGACTGGTAACCTTTGGACAATCAATAACCTTTTCGGTCGAAGATATTGGTTACTGGAATCCTAGTCTCATCCGATTTTACGGACAGTTAGAAGATGGTACGCCGGTTGAATTAGTCCAGCATGTTACTCAGATAAGTTTTCTCTTAATGGCACTTAAGAGAAAAAATCCGGATGAACCTAAGCGGAAGATCGGTTTTCGTTCTGAGGAAGAAAATGGCGAAACTCAAGAATGAATTCCTCAATCAGCTTGATGTGTTGCTCAATTATGTCGAGTCGCTCATTGATTTGCTCAACTTGTTTACCATTAGCCACGATGGGTTTAAATCGCGAAAAATTAACATCAGAAGTGAGTTGCTCTATCCTTCCGACCTGTAATTTATCCATTTGCCAAACCTCCCTCTATTACTAATCTTAAGCCCCCGATCACTAAAATCAGGGGCTTTCTTACTACGCATAATGGGTCTACTGTGTAATAGTAAAGATTTGTTATCACTGGGTATCCGATTCGTTTGTCTTAACAAATTTTATCTTGTAAAATTTTTCTATTTTGAATAGATCCTCTTTATTCCCTAGAAGAATCTTTTCTAACAAAAGGGTTAATCTAAAAAAATTTCTTTTTTTCCTTAAAATTTTAACATTATTTTTATTTTCGAGGGCGCAAACTATTTTCTCGTGAGTTTTGGTTTTAAATACTTTATTCTGTGGAATTTTATCGAAAAGGTCTTCGCCCGCTTCTATAAACACCCTCTTTCTTTTATTGTTTTTGAAATTTTTAAGTTCTTTCTTTTTATTTTTCGTAATGCTTTGATGAATCCAATTCTTGCTGATGAATCCATTGGTTAGAATAAAGAAATCATTTATTCGTATGGAATTTTTTTTCACGTCAATGCATTTTATAATCTGATAGAAGAACCAGATTATAAAATATAATTCGATTAAGCAAATAATATAGTATAAAAAAATCAAAATTGCCACCTCCAAATGCTATTTATATAACATTTATCGGCAGTATCTTATTTGCACTTAAATAAATTAAGGAAGGGCAAAGAAAAAAGACGATCTCTCGCCTTGCTTTGCCCTTCGTTCTGGAATTAAGCCGCTGTGCCGTTTACAACCTCAGTTACCACAGTTTTTAGATTATAAAGTGCTGGAACTTGATCTAGTTTGTAAGTTCCTGCCATAACAAGGGATACCCATACTAGCACTAAGCCTGAATCCTTTGTAAATGTCATGATCTCGCCTCCTTTCGCAATATAAAAATGCTAACGCCTTAGGTAGTTGGTGTTGTAGGTGTTAGCAATGTTGACATCATAATGGTTAATTCTCCGATGGACTTGTTTGCTACAGCTAGGTCTGATTGGAGTTGAGTGTTTTGAGATTGTAACTGCTTAATGGGGTCATTAGCTTGTTGCTGAGAAATTATGCTTTGCCTTTGAGTCGTGTAATCTGCCTCTTGTAATTCTGTCACATCTATTGGTAATGTAGTTATATTTTCATTTGTAGTTACTAAACAGTATGAGCGATCAGTAGAATATGCTTGACTACCGGGTACAAATTGCTCAATATCAAGCCCTTTGTAATCACATTGACCAAATTGATTAGTTAGATTTACTATCTTTAAATATTTCATTTTTAATCCCTCCTAATATTGTGTTAAGGCGTTTGGAAATAATGACCAAAACATATATAGCTTACTGATACCATTCAGGTTTACTACCACACCGAAATTATTAATAAATACGTAAGCAAGAGTAGCAGCACTATTAATCAAAATAGCATATACACCATTTGACGAAGTCATGAAGCCCGTTACTGGATACGTTGATGTTGTAATCTGTGGAGAACCTATGAGTGTGCCATTTAAGTCATATACATAACAATAATAATTCGAAGAAGAAATATAACACGAAAACAACCTGTTAGTTCCCGAATTTACTATTGCTGGTTCAGCCAGTAAGGGAGATTGAAAAGTATGAATTAAAGTTCCGTTTTTATCTGTTATATATGACGGATAGTTATTATAAGCCCAAAGCATATGACTTTTAGACACATTGATAATTTGGGTATTAGCTTGCGAACAAATTATTGTGCTTACTAAGGTTCCTGTGCTGTTAAAACCATAAGCTTTGCCATCTGGTACGGAAGTTTTATAAGCCCATAAATATCCAGTGTATTCGTCATAACAGGCTGGAGCATATTCTGTAGGTAAATTTTGAAGATGACTATCAAAATTTTGTTTGAGTTGTGCTCCTTGCACTGTCCCTCCGCTTGTATATCCTGCCGGAATTGTTTGTGCTGAAACTGATGGAGTATAATTTAACGCTCCATTATTCGGCATCGTGCCACTAATGCCTGTGTCGTTATCGTTGCTGAATGTTGTCCCAGCTAGTACGTTTGTAGCAACGGCAGTACCTTCCGCACTAGCTTTGATAAAAAAACAGTTACCAGATTGACTCCACCATACGGTATAGGCTTTACCAGCGATAAGATTTGGCGCTGTCGTGGTATTTGGTTTGTATAGCGGTGAGCCATTTATCGTTGTCGAAGCTCCACTGTTTGCTGCACTTGCAATAAACGTCATGGGGAAACCATCCGTTAGAGTTTCCTTGATTGTTAATGTAATCGCCGTTGCTGTGCCCCCTGCCTTTTGGTACGCATAATCGGCCTGATGAGCAGCAAGGGCTGTATCAGAATAAGCCTCTGCAGCTGTCTGAGCCGAAGCCGCCGCTCCAGCTGGATCCGCGCCAATACTGTTAGGTGTTGCGCTTAAAGTACCATCTCCAGCCACCAAGATACTGGAGCTACTCTTCACGATACCAGCTGTCGTGGACGTTGCAACTGGAACTGCAGAAGAAGGTATATTTCTAAGCCTTGATCCATCCCCCTGTAAACCTGATATTACTCGCTTATCCGTGATATTCCCCGCCACGATGGAAGTCACTCCTGCCGGAACTTCAACTTGAGCCAAAGTTAACGCAATCAGCCCTACAGGTATGGACGGAGCTGTAGGACTGGCGGCAGGGGCTCCCATGATGACTTGCAAGCTTGCTGAATAAGGCGTTGATGTGGTATCAATTGTCGCTATCACTAAGTCAAGCCTTGGATTCGTGGCATCTGCTGCGGCAATAGGCAGCATTACTTGAGTATCGTTATAAACTCTGTATCCACCCGGCAGCCACGCATTACCTCCTGGGCTTCCTTGTGTTGCTCCTGAAACAGTAACCGCCATACTTGGCACACTTGTAGGTGCAACGACCAAATCATCAGATGTGATCACGCCGGGAGCAATAAAATCTTGATCTCGTTGCATCATGTCTGACGGGTAATATTCTACTCCGGCCATATATGTTGCATGTAACATACTTTACCTCCTTACTGCACACTTGTTGTTGTGCCATCTTCCCAATGCAAAACGATCTTTGCTACGGTTCGCTTAGAATTTTTTACAGCTTTAACTACGTCCTGCCGCTGATACTGCACATTGTTGGGATTCTTCATCGTGATATCGATTATAAAGTGATCAGCCCCTACCTCATTCCTAGTTAGAATTGTTCCTTTCCCGGAAGGTGGTATGGCCGGCAAGTAGCTTCCAAACATCCAAGGAAATGTTGCGGTTGAAAAATCCCGGTGATTTACTCCATCCCATCGCGCAGGTAATCCTCCATCATAGTTGAATTTAAACGGGAATGTAAATATCATCTGCCCTCGTTCGCTATAACCAGGAGCTACACCGGTGAAAGGAGTTACTGCATTTACTAAGGCATCCGGAATAGGGCCTTGAGCATATACAGGTAACTGCGATAGGATTCTTGCCCTATAGGTATCGTCTAACTCTCCGATCCTGCGGAGAACGTCCCAATCTGCTCCATTTCTATCAAGGCCGGCTCCTGTGGCAGTAGTGACAGAGAATTGTTTGGTTAATTCTATTTGACCTGGATCAACGGCATCAAAAGCCGTTCCAATGCCATTAACGATCTGATACAAGACTGATTTAGGGTCACGAGTAAATTTATTGGTAAGCCGTTTTAAAATATTATCGCGTTGTATACTCATACGCTGATCACCGTCGCTGTTACTGCACCGGCTTGAGGTAATTGCGAAAGATTAACAGGAATCGAAGCTATTCCGCCGTTTAACGTCACACTCCCAGCATCCGCTATCCCTGTTATTGCCGTGGCGGCCTTAACGATCTGAGAGGGATACATGTAATTATTGTTGCTCTGTGCTCCAAGGCCCAAGGCGTTGATCAATGCTGCAGCTGCGTTCTCGGCATTAGCTTTCGCTGTTGCCTGATCATTTCCAGCGATTACTGTAATGTTAAATGCAATGTCTACAGTTAAGACGTTTGGGGCTAAAGCTGTGGGCTTATCGAGTTGCGGCCTACTGCCATCCAATAAAGTCTGTACTGCAGTTATTTGCTCCGGAGTCGGCAATGTATTCCCCTCGCCAGCGATATAAACGGCAATTCCATTCGGCGAAATATAATTGGATTCTACGGAAGCACTAGTGATTCCCTGGATTGTTTTGGCCTGCTGTATATACCAAGTATCAGTGCCAATTGCTAACCCTTTAAATGCTGCCATTGCTCTCGCTCTAAGTTCGTCGTCTGTCTCTTGATCAATTCCCTTGGTTCCCGTTGACGAATCCGCAAACTGCACACCGTCAACCCCAGGGACTGAGCTCCCCCACAATAAGGCCATTCCAGTCGAGATATTCCCAATCGTTCCTGCTCCCGTACAAGTCACTGGTATACTTACTGAAGTTCCGCCAATTGGAAAATATGTGAGTTGATCAACCGTGAAAGTAATCGGAGATGAGCCAGCGCTTGGAACCGTTGTTATGAGGGCGCCTGCAGGGATAGTGTATTGCTGGGTTGCCGCTGTCTGTCTTGTAGCCACGAATGTCCACCGTGCATTTGTAGCTTGTTTCCGATAAATACCATAGTCAGCGGCTTTGTTATCAAGATCTGTGCCGGTTGCTGTAGCGAGATAAGCCTGTTGTTGTGCCACTGATATAGAAGTGTTAAGTTCGTCGGCGACTGATGCCGTAGCAGCCAATATATTCCCGATAGCTGAGGCGGAAGTATAGTCACTTAATTTTTTTCCGACGGCAGCAAGCCCAGTTTGTATTGTTGATACCATAGTTGAAAGCGCGCCACTAAACACCACTTCCACCCCCAATCGGTATTGAAGTCTTGATAACTCCTTGCCCAATGATTTCTACCGCTATGTCGGCTATGATTTGGCTGTCTCCTTTATTCACATTCACGCTAATCACTTGAATCACACGCGGGTCGACAATAAGAGCAGCATTAATAGCTTGAAAAGCTTGATTTTGTAAATCGTCCGTGATGTGTTCGTCAACCAGTGCTCCAAGATCACTACCCAAGTCATTGCCAAAAATATAAGTACTCGGGATTGTCTGCACCCGGGTACTTATCATTTGAAGAACATTATCATTTTGTGTATATAACATTAGGTCTCCCTGAGGAGAAATTATAAGATCACCTGTTTCGTCTAAGGCTAAGTCTGTCCCTAAGGGATCGTTAAATTGCAATGGAGGATTTGAGTAATTCATAACGTCCCTCCTATCCTGAGGTTACTTTTGAAGATCCGCTTGTGATTGTACCCGTCACAGTAACGCTATCACCGTGGGAATCCACGCCATAAGCAGTTATAGCATCGCCAACACGGGCAATAGCGGCCCCGCCACCTGCGATATTGAGCTTTCCAGCAGGGACCAAGTCTGCATCTCCGTTTTTATGAAAGTAAAGTTTTGATCCTGAAGAATGAATAAATACCGCATCATCAACATCATTAAGCGTTGGCGCTATGTCTACGTCATTCCAGACATCACACACAACTACCGCTGAAGACTTATCTCCCATATCAAATTGAACCTTTACAGCCATACCTTCCGGGGGAATGGCAAGGAGCCCAAAACCATTACCGCCATACTGTGTTCCGACTCTAATCCAGCCGGTCTCCACTTCATACGGTTCAAGCATTACCTTAACACTTGGAGGACTTGCCTGCCTTGATGTCACAGTGCCTTCAACAACTGAGAAGTTTTGCCCAACTGCCCGATGGACATAATCTTTTATCTGTTCAAACCAATCTGTTGAAGCTATCGGCATTCTAGATCCCTCCGTTACTTGATGTAGGTAAATTCAGATTTGAGAAGTTGAGCGTCATACCATACTTGCCCTGCTGTTGGTCAAAACTATGAGTCACTTTTGTTGGCCAGTATTTCAGGTCCGAGCCTAAGCCGGTTCCATATAACTGTATAGGTTGGTAGATATCTTGTTGGTCATTACCATCACAGGTCAGATCACCTATGAGCTCACTTTGGCTGAGCTGATCCAAGATAGTGTTAGCTTTTTGCTGAGCCTGCTCCTTCGTGAGACCGGGATAATAATAGGTTTCAGTCCATTCTTGATGAGCGCTTGTTCCGGTTACACGTTTGGCATAACTTGTTGTGTTTGATGCTGTTGCAGTAATACGAGTTTTTTTGCCTGGTACCCACGTAATAACTTCAACTTTAATATTTTTCGCCGCATGCGGAGTACGCTGGAGATGGAGCGTTTTAATGTTTTGCCCCCAAGTATAAGGCAGTGTCGATGATTTCAAAAACGAATCACGAGGGCCAAAATAGAGCGTATTACCCACAACTCGAAGTGTAAACCCTTCTTGGTCTGCCAAGTAATTCATGAGATCCCATTGGGTTATATCCGTTGTGAGTTGTACCTGATTATCACTGTAATAAGTACCAACCAATGTATAAGTCGGCGTAATTTGTGATTGCAACCCTTGTTGTTGCGCAAACATCGTTACGATTGCTGATGATGTCTGGTTTGGGTACTTGTCTGTTGTTTTGGTATCCATAAACGGAGCGACTTCATTACGTCCTTGAATTTGAACACGTTCGCCTTGTTCATCAAAGTAAAAATCGATTGTATCTAAATACCCATACATAAGCTGAGTTAAATCATTTTCTGTATAATTATTAGGATTGGTTGGGTATCCACCATAAACCTCGACTAAGATATCCGGCTGAGTGAGTAAAATCGTTTTGGTATCTGGAGTATTCGCTAAGATTGTTGAGCCTTTAAGATAATCGAGAATGCGGAATGGACAAGTTAAGGTAAAGGTGTCTGCTGCCGAATAGCCATTTAAATCAACGTTCCATGAGTCAAAAGGGACGTAAGTATTGTTTACCTTAACTATGCTCCTCGGGCGGCTGAATGGTCTGAAATTTCCTTGCTGCTGAAGTGTTATCATGGTATCACCAACACTTGCCCAGGATAGATAAGGTTAGGATTTTTAATGTTATTGGAGGATACTATTTTGGTGTATTGCGAACCGTCACCGTAGATATCTGAGCGCGCCGCTATCCCCCAGAGAGTATCGCCAGAAACAACGGTATAACTCCGTTGTGTTGGAGGCGTAGGAGCCGCACTGGATGATGTGGCTGCCGCTGTCGATGAGCTAGCTGTGCTCGTTGAAGCGTTACTGGAAGCTGTTGTGCCATATAGGATAGTATTTTGATCCTGAGCCGTGAGTGGTTCGAGCGTTATCTCGTAATCCACATTGTAGTCATTTTTATAAACTGGCTTAAACGCTGTAATCTGTACCCAACGAGGGCGCAAACTTCCGGCTGTAAGTTGTACTGGCTGGCCGGCACGCCACATAGCGTCTATGACGTTAGCTCGGTCTATGGCTGTCGTTGTGCCATCAAAAAAGGTAAAAGTGCCCTTTAGTGTAATTGAATCGTCGAACGCCCCAAAATCCTGCACTGATTTCTGACCGCCGGGGAATTTCTCGACAGTGACTAAAGAGGAGCCACCTAGTGGTAACTCCTCAGGATAGTCGTCGATATTAAATGCAAACGTACCGAGCTGGAGCACTAGGAGCACCTCCTTTAACCGAATACTAAGCGATTTGCGCCCATAGATCGAGACATGTTGTTTGTCCGCGTACTTAATCCTAATTCCCTTGCTACTTCTTGCGCAATTTCTCTTGCTGATTGACCAGGTTGAGGATAAATATTTATTACTGTATTTCCGGTGCCTCCGAGCCTGCCGTTCGGGATAACTTGACTTCCACGAGGAAGATTAACTATTTCAGGTCCGTTTTCACCGACAAGTGACCATCCACCGGGAGCATAATTTGTACCAGTGGCGTAAGCCTTTCCTTGTACCCAGCTACGAAAGGTGCTTAATCCATTTCCGATTGAGCCTAAAATACCTGGAGAGGAAGACTGAGCTATTGTACCATTTGGGTTATTTGGAACATAATTTGGGTTGTTATAAAAGCTAGTATAAGCATTCTCAGTTTGTTTTTGTTGAACATTACTCGTATTAAAAAACTTGCCTAACGCTTCCCTTGCTCCATCGATTGCCGCTTTAACCTTATCCCAGTTTGTAGCTAAAATTGCCACTACAGTTATCACGCTGGTAATTGCTAAAACCCAAGGGTTCAAATTCATTACCAGATTTACACCTAACACGGCTAATTTCATAATATCGAATGCACCCTTAGCTGCTATTATTCCTAATGCGATCTTCCCTAGCCATTGCACAGTTTCACTAAAATGCCCTTTATCATCAATTAGTCCCAAATCTTTTGCGAAATCCTTAACACTTTTGACAGCCTTAGGTATTTCCTTCCCTATCCAATCAGTAACTGCTTTAGTTTTTTCCTTAATTCCACCCCAATCATGTGTCCAAGCTTGATATAAGAGATAACCTGCGGCTATCAATCCTAAAACAGGTCCTGCCACACCACCTACAGCTGTTTTCATAAGGCTAAATCCAGCACTTACAATTTTAGCTTCCTTTAAATACCCAAGTACCCCGGCCAGTAAAGTAATAGGTCCAACGACCAAAAGCACCGCAGCCGCAATCTCGGTAAATGTAGCAATCCATTTCACGACTTCGGGATGAGCTTGTTCAAACTCCAGAATTTTACCTAAAATATTATTTAACCCCTCTAGGACGGGGAGCATAGATTGTTGCACACCAAATCCAAAATTTGTCCAAATATCTTGCAGGGTTGTTGCAGCCTGCCTTGTTTGGCCTTGCCATGTTTTGTTCTGATCTTCTTGCATCGTGTTAATCGATGGCGATCCCTGAATTTGTTTTTGAACAGCAGTATATTGCTCTGATGCCCCAGACGTTGACATCATCATGGCAACGCGTGCGCCTTGGGTGCCAAATATATCTTTAAGCAAAGGGTTCATGGTATTCGCATTACCACCGAAACGCTTTGAGAAATCTTGCATTATTTTAACGGCTTCAGGTATCCCAACAAAGTTGCCCTTTGCATCCTCGAATACTGAGTGACCATTCGTAACAAATCCGGCAGTTTGCATTGCTTTATCCGCTTTTTTACCTGAGGAATGATAAATACTGCGCTGTAAAAAATCAGCAAAATTTGTGCCTCCACGGCCATTACCAAAACCCATGCGAGATAACCATGCGGTTGTTGCCAAGGCATCCCCTGAATTCAACCCCATCGATCTGGATTGATTCGAAATATATTTAAATGTTGTTGAAAATTCGCTTGCAGTATCGTGAGTGTGAAGCAATGCGGCATTTAATTGGTTCAAGAAAGGTGAAATCTGAGCTGTGCTGTAAAGTTGGTACTGGTGAGCCATTTTAACCGCAGACGCTACGGCATCCGGGGCATTCTCTTTTTTCTGCAGTTTTTGAACATCTGCAAAATTTACATATTGCTGAAGAATACCAGAATTTAAAACCTGGTCTTTCGTAAGGCCGGATGTTCCCATAGCTTGCATGATGCCACCGACTTCTGTTGCCGAGAAAATTGTTGGGATTCCAACAGTCTGAGATAAGTTCATGGCCTTTTGATATTCCTGATTTGTCATTCCTAAAGCATTTTTAACCCCCATTAGTGATGTCTGCAACTCCCCGGCTTTGTCTGCAGCACTAATAAGACCCTTAGCCATTACAGCTCCCGCTATTGTCATTGCTCCGCCGACAAAAGCCATGTTTCTAAAATTATTTAACCGAGCTTGGACGGCTCTAGTTCGCTCATCTAATATTCCAAGACTCCCGGCCATACGTGTTACAGGCCCAGTGAGAGCATCAATAGCCCTAAAGGTTACAGCTAACTCAAATGCTTGCTCTAGAAAACTCATTCTTCCACCCCCTTACGCTTACGTTTTTTCGTGGTTTCTTCTTCTTGCCTTTTCCGAATATCTTTTATTACTCCTATTGCTGCCCTGCGTACCACTCCGGTCATATTTAAAGCATCCCTATACGGAATTCCACCTTGAGTAGCATCAGCCAACATAATACTTTCGTAAAAAGCCGCTGAGTTTTTTAATCCATCAACTCTGCGGCTGAAACTTCCCCCTCGTCGCTAGCCTCTTCTTTTTTCTCAATATAATCATTTAGGCGGCTGTAAGCTTTACCTATTTGACTTAATTGCCTAGAAGTGAACCCAGCAAGGAACCCTCTGACATCATTCAACTTTACTGGTCTTTGAATCTCTTTTCCGTCAACCTCTTTAACGGCAAAAGCAAGTAAAATATAACGAAGCTGCAAGCCCCCAGCGCCAGGTTGATTCATTTCTTTTCCTACAACCTTAGCAGCAATCATTTCATCAAGTCCTGTCAATTCAACGACTTTGACCTCACGACCATCATTTAATTTAACGATTTCAAATTCTCGTTCCATGACTTAACCCTCCTAAAAATGTTATGTAAAAAGCGCGGAATTAACCGCGCTTATCCCGGTACTCTTGTTGTAGCAGCACCACTGAACGACCATTTAATTTCATCTGCTGCCGTTTGTTCGTCTTTAGCGAAATTGTATAGTACAGTGTCATTCCATACCCATGTTTTCACGAGACCGCTATAATATATCGTCGTTTCCTTTACAACGACGCGAATATTTGTCTGACCAGATCGCCCAGCCGCCTCAATCTGATCCACAATTGAGTCAAAGCTCTCATCTACTACACCGCCACTAAATGTCATTTCCCAATCACCAGGTATATCTTGGGTCCTTTGGCCAACTTGTCCAAGAGGTTGAAATTTTTTCTGCGTAGATTTACGGTCAGATTTAAACGAATCAAGCTCACTAATTGTTAAAACCCCAGTGGGTAAGTAAAAGTCAATCGTGACCGAGCTGCCCAATACACGATCTTGAGCAAACTTTTGTAAGTTCATTCCTAATAACATTCTTCCACCCCCTTAAGAAGACGATACGGTACTGGATGTAGTGATAGTGCTTGTGCTGATATCAGAAAAAACATCTATATTCTTAGCTGTACCTAGTAGCCGTACTTTCCAGTTAACTACTAGATTACCTGCCGCTACCGATGATGCTGAGTTATTTGACGAATTACAAATAACTAGGTAACTATCGATCTGTTTGTTCTTAGGATCGGGCGGATTGGCTAAAGGCTCTGAAAATGCATCAAGACTACCTTTCACATCCTTACGTAATGGATCATTGTCCCCGCTAGACTGCATTTCATCTACAGCCCAACCCATAGATGTCATTGCAGACTGTTCGAGAAAATATCTCGAACGTCTTACATATAAGTCCGAACCATCGGCAGCGACGCCAGAACGAGTGCCGATACCGCCTCGCGGGATACTATCGCAAACACAAAGAACCCCCGCAGCTTGTAACGTTTTAAGATCGTCCGTGCTACGCGGTGTAACAGACCCCAATGTTCCATAAATCGTTTTGTTGCCCCACGACTTATACCAAGGCAATTGTGCTGCCATTCCGGCCACTAATGCTGTTGGGGCAATCTGGCGATTTGTTTTTGTATCCTGATCATAAATATTTTGCCAACCATCACAATACGCCATATTATCCTGCTTATTCACATTCCCTGTCACGGTTGCCGCTACAGTGGAACCAGGTGCCATACAGGTCAATGGCATACAGTTATAGGTGGTACCGTGCTGGGCTACTGCAGCATTAATGGTCGTACTATATTGATTGGCTACGAAAACCATGTTACCAGTTATTGCGTTTAATGCGGTTAAACCAGTTCCCGAAGATCCGACAAAATCACTATCTCCAGGTGTCCCCTCGGTACCACCCGAAAATGCAAATGTTCCGGCAGCAGGAAGAAGAGAACTAGGTGAACTTGGTAATGACGCTATAGCTATTTTACTTTTTGCGTTAATTGTAGCCATCATCGAGGAGTCTGTTAACTCCGTGTAAGTTTCGGATGTATTGGTTCTTGGATCATAAATAGTCAGATCAAATGCTGAGCCATTTATTGCCACGGTCGCAGTCATACTATTAGCATCGCTACCCAAAATGGCTGTAGTTAAGCTAGTTTGAGGGTGGACCTGAGCTGCAGTCAGCGTCAGCACGTTACCCGCGGTGGGTGTAGCTGTATCTTGTAAGGTTACTTTCGCAGGAGTCGCTGTCGTGCCGAATACAGGAGTAATTCGTAATCCTCCCGCATATTGTTTGATTAAGGCCTGGATATTCAAGGGACCATTAACCGCTAAAGTAGAAGGGCCCAGATTACGTACTGCTGTCGCGTAATCACTGAATGTATAAATTGCCCCAGGGATTCCCCGAGTAAAATCACCGACCATTTTAACAATACCTGTTTGTACACCTTGGATATTCGGGGGGCTTTGGGTTTCGGTAATATAAACGTCATCAAGAATCTGGCCTGAAGTACTTTGGACTATAGGCATGCTGTCACATCCTTTCTAAGAAGTCTGAGTTGTTGGTGAAATATCCAATGATGGAATAAGATTAGTAACCTTATAGCCCTGAACACCGTCTAGAATGCGAGTTTGGGCTTCAAATTGCATATCTCTCTGATAAAAGTTGTCGCGACCTTCGGGCATTCGATCTAAACTTTTGAAAACAAAACGCGCAGTATTGACGGTGTTGATAGGCAATTGAATTTGATTGTTGAGATATTGCATAATAGCCCATCCTATGTCTAAGCGTTGCTGTGGATCTGTTGTGAATAGGCTGATCTGCAGGAGATATAATATTTTTTTAGTTTCAAAATAAATTGCCCCAGTTCCGTCACTATTCGTAATGGTTTTAAAAACTTTAGCTCTCCCTGTTGTATTGGTGCCCTTTTCACCAACTTTTACAAAAAATGCTGACGGAAAATTAACACCGGTATCTTCGAACCATTTAGGATCAGGCCATCCCTCAACGGCATATTTTAGGCTTGGCACAAGATTCTTAAATTGAGTCGAGAGAGTGGTGCACAAATCATCCCAAGGGTCTACCGTAAGCACTGGGTCATTCGGAATCATTGCAGCAACACCTCCTAAATCGAAAAGAAAGCTGTTCCAAGAGCCTCTTTTAAAGCCTTTTTGATATAATCCTCATTCTCATAAAGAGCCGGACGCAGGAATGGTCGTGGTGGTATCCTCTCTCCATCAGCCGTCCCAAACTCCTGCCACTTTCCGATAGGATTATTTGTGCCGACTTCTGCCGCCAGGGCTGATTCGTGAATTTTAATCGTTAGCGACTGGCGTAAATTGGTCGGATATAGTTTGTTTCCTGAACTATTGGGGTAATGCCCAATCAGTGGGTCTTCTCCACCGCCCGCTTGTGCCTTCTGCTCAATCGTAGAATCTGCCAATTGATTCCACGCTGGGTAAGGGCCAACCGCTGGTTGATATTCCCCAAACTTCTCTTGCGCTGTTTTCTGGACTTCCACAGCACATTTCTTTAACGCCACGATTGCAGCTGTGTCAACCTTTGCGGGTGCTTCAACCAATTTAGTTATGAGTTGAGAAAAGGTGATCTGCCTCATTTAACGATCCACCTCTCTTTCGGCCTTACAGAAAAGCAATTGCTGTTGACTGCCAAGGCCAAAGGGCCAAGCAGAACTTGTTCTGAACGTATGTCCATTCCAAGTAAGTTCATCATTTTCGCTAATCGTTCCCAGTAAAGCGTAAAATTCAAGAACTTCTTTGGGTTTGCCGCCTGCAACTACAGCTGAGATGTCTAATTCAGCTTTACTGACAACAATAGAAATAGTTGTCGTATTTGGAGAATCAGTTGGCTTACCGAATTTATCACGAGGAACTGCTTCATCAGCTTTTGAGAGTGTAACGGTTACCAGAGTTGCGTTTTCATTAAAAGCAAGCGCTAAACGCGAAACATTAAAACGATTATCTCCTATTGCCATTCCATCATCCCGCCATTCCGCTTGGACGCTTGATAATATCTCGCACAAACTGTTTTTCAAGTTCATCTGCACGGCTTTGGAGATTCTTGGCAACAGTTTTGTCATCGATCTCAATGTTATTGCCCATTTTATAGTGCTGAAGTTTAACACTATAATCCGTTGCAATCGAACGCAGCGCCTTGACCACTCCTGGGAGAAGTGCATTATCGATATCAAGATAAGGTACCGTGCACCCAATAGAATCTGAAGTGTGATAAGCATAATAATTAAATGCCAGGTCATAACTCATTTGTGGAACTGGGACAATGATAAGTTGCAGGTCACTGGGGTAAAAATCATACTGCACATCTTGCTCGTAGGCTGCCAAAGGTTTTGCGATTAACCGAGCTGCTGATAACAAGGTGAACGGAGAAAGCGTCCAGGCTTGCATCGGTGTAATTGCAGGTGAAGGGTTAATTGCCGCTTCAAAGCTATCTTCCTCCTGCGTGATCCAATCGTCTGGGAGAGAATATGTTGATTGACCAGCTTTTACGCTGATGGTTGTCGGTCGCTTACGGGGACGATATTTTGAATAGGTCCTGAAGCCATCCGTGATAAATTGAGTAACTTCTTGGTCGGTTAAGGCCTGAGTTGTTCCGTTATCACGAATTTGGGTGCGGAATTCGGTGATTAAATCGGTAATGGTAATAGCCATTACTTATCACCAGGCTTATTGCGTTTACTAGCAGCAATCGCCTTTTGAGTCGCCTCTGGATCGGCTACAGTTTGGACAGTTACCGCCGGCTCAGCAGGATACTTAAGTTCTTGCTTTTCGTTTTCCTTTAGTTCCATATAGGATTGTCCTGGCATAATAATTTGCCCTGTGAGAGGATGCCTCATGGGCTTGCCTGTAGTGTTTATTAACATACGATGAGTCACCATAATTCCCCCTTTCAGAAGAATAGGAGCCGCCATTCAAGGACAGCTCCTATTAACACCTCTTTCTAAGGTACGATTCGAATTGTACGACTGACAGGGTTCAGTACGTTTCCGTTGCTATCCAAAACCTGAGGAGTAACAATGGCACTGAATTCTTCACCATACCAAGCTTTGACCGGCAAAAGGTTACCCGTTGTAGGATCCTGCTTAGTTATTGGCCCCTCGATCTTATATGGAGTTTGAATTCCATATCGAGTAGCGTTTTTCTGAGTCAATAAAATACGGCTATCACCGAGAATCCAAGGAGCATTCAACTTAAACAGGCTTGTTTCATCACGAACACCAAAGAAGTTCTTGGTTGGGGTTAATGACGTTGCGGGCGGCTGCGCAAGCTTATAAAACATTTGAGCATTGCGGACAAAATTAGAACTATTCAAGCTAAATAATCCGAGGTTCGGAGGATTAAATCTCGGGCTTGATCCCATGATTGCTCCAGTTAAAGAGAGCTGCATAAGCAGGGTGTTGTACCAATCTTCTTCTTTGGTATAACCAGCTCCCATAGCGGAATGCCAGAGGTCATAGTTTGTTGCAGCGCTATAGCTGATAACGGGATCGGTCGTTCCCGGAACAATTCCCAGTCCAGTTACAAAGTAAATATCGCCAGTCTCGAAGTTGATTGCAAACTGAGCACCAGTACCAACGATATTACCATTGCTGTCTAATCCTCCGATAGTTAAAGTTGTACTACCAACCTTACAGGTAATTGCATTTGTGGTGCTGGATTGGACCGAACCGTTTGCGTTAATAACTTGCTTCGTGCGAGGACGAACGATAGGAGTGGACCCTGCAGGGGCAAAGACAAAACTGCTACCATAAGCCGGTGCAGCTTGCCCAGCTTGGCCGCCTAATTTCAATTGTCCTTTAAACTTAACGTTTGTTCCATCGTTAACAGCAGTCGTGGTAACTGTTTCATTCGTAACGATCAAAGGATTGAATTCGTCAGCAGTAACCGCCATATCCCAATATGCATAGAGATCCACGCGCCGGCCAGCTTCTTTACCAATGTGGTAGATAGCCCGAGCAGGGGCATTGTATTTCAGCGGACCAGTTTCCATAGCACGGATAACATCTGTGGTTAAGCTAATAGCATTACGACGAGCTTTAGGCGTGAATGATGCCCAAATTACGTCAATTTGACTTTCAGGAATTGCACTATTTTCGGCAACTACAAGATCATAAAGCAACGTTGCAGGATCAATTGCGACAGATCCCTTGAAGGATTCAGACGGAATTCTCCACTCAGAGCCCTCGAAAACATCCGTCATCATGAATTGTGTTGATTCCGTATCTTGGAATTTTTGAATCAGGATTACTTCCTGGATCGTCGGTTGATTAAGAAGAGCTGCGGTCGTGACTGAAGCGCCACTATCCAGAAGAGCTTCGACTTTCTCTGCAGAATCCTTCATGACCGAATATCCAATATCCTTTTGTTCGAACTTATCAAGAATCTTCTTCACAAGTTCGCCGTTGTGCTTCCGTAATTCTGGATCAGGAGTGAAGCCCTTTTCGTCATCAATACGACTAAATGCCTGCAGCATACTGTCAACTAATGGCTGCCACGGCTTTGGCTCATTCCCAACCTGAACCCGTTGCTGCCCGGATGGTGTATTAGCTGCATTAAATCCTAATGATTGAAGGAATTCCGCAGCCGATACTTGCCCAGCCATATCAAGAACGCTATCAAGCACAATTTCGGCTTGTTCTTTTGTTTTGGGTTCACCGGTAGCTTTTTTAATCGCTTCTAACACTTGTGGAGTATATTTTGGTTTCAGTTCCTCAAATTTTGAGTCAAGAAAAGCCCTAGCTTCAGCCTTTTTTTGTTCGGCTTCTTGCTGGGCTTGCTGTGCGTCTAACATGGCTTGGAATGGCTGTAAGCTCGTTCCTTGAGCCTCTTGGATCATTTGCATAATTTCTTCCTTAGTCAATTCACGTTCCCCCTTATTTTGAGTTTGACTATCAGTCATTGGGTTTCCGCCAGGCGGCTCTTGGACAGCTCGATCTGCTCCGTAATTCGGTGAGTCATATCGACGGTAGAGGTTTTGGTTACTGGTGGTGCTAACCTGGATGCCGTTGTAAACGTCATAACGGCTTTTACATTTTGGACATTGCCAAAAATCTACGTCATCATCCTTGTCCGGATCGACAGGAACGAGCGCCGTTCCGTCCAAGGGACAGATAGGATCGTTAAAGTTAATCCCATCCATCATGGCTTCCAACTGGCTATCTGTCATGACAATTTGCTCTACTCCACATCCCTCGGTCGCTGGATCGGGTACATAATCAAAGGTCAGCATTTCCATGTTAGTTGCAACCGAAATAAGACTATCGTTGATAACCTTTTTACTGGAATGGCCAACACTTCGAAGACTTATCCCGACCGGCTCCCTAGCTCGTGCTAAAGCTGCGATATTTCGCCCCTTTGTTGTATCGAAGATATCTGAGTCAAACCAGACCCATCCATCACTATCCATCCAGGGGTCTCCGTGAATCCGAGCTACACGATTATCCAGGCTTGTCTTAAATCTAATTTGGCCGCTAGAGTCCACAAAATGAGCCGGGTGTGGGGATTCCATCGGCTCCCATTTTCCTTTTCTTCGCTCCATGCTGTCCGTCATAACGTTCACTGGATACATCCTATTATGAGCGTTAATCACATTAGCACGGGTCCCCTTGTTACGTAGCCGCATAATGATACCGGGAGGAAGCTGCTCCTTCTGTTCAGCATTTGCCGAGTCGAGTAATATCTCTGGATGTTCATAGATAGCATCTGTCATAGGAGACTTGTCCCAATCGGAAGTATCAATACCTTCCTTTTTCGCGGCAGCTAATATGTTCTTTCGGGCTGTTTTACGCTCGGAATCCGTAAGCCCTTTCGCCCTATCAACCATGTCCCAGCCAAGCTTTATATGTGTTTTATCAGTAATGGGGAACATTTTCTTTCCTGGCAGCGCAAATTGATCGCTTGATAACTTTTTGCGATCTGCCGAATCTAATTTAGCCATTCAATTACTCCTTTCTGCCGATTATGGACAAACAAAAATGGTGCTCTACAATGCGCACCACCGCCTTTCAATATATTTTCCTTCTACTTACTCAACAGGAAGCCAAATGCACCTACAATTTGGATGATATGGAGGTTGTTCGTCGTTTAAATCGAATATCCCCCCATTTTTGCTTAAGCAAATAGGACATGTCCGATTATCAACGACCGCTTCAGAACGGAATCTTGTGTACCCAGCCTCAGCTTGGTACTTCAGATTTGCTGTATTAAAAGCATACGCCATCTCTGTTCGTGCAATCATGTTAAGCCGCCACTCCGGAACGTCGACGACGTCCTTCATGCGTGATGTATACCCCGCGACATTGTCTCCGTCTTCGTAAGCGTCGCTAATTGCTTTCATGAGTTCCTTTTGAGTGGTTGCTTGAATCCCCTTAAGTCGGTACTTAATCTGATCCTTCAGGATATCCTGGACCTCTTTGCTTACTAAAGAAAAGCTTACGCTCTCGCGAATGTCTTTTTGGAGCGTTTCTTCAGCTAACCCGATGGATTTTAAGTAACTGGTTAAAAAATGATTACTCATTGTTTTCTCTTCGAAATTCCATGCCGTATTGAATTGGCCCAAAACATAATTTTGAAGAAGTTCGAGATCAACCCGAGCAATATTTATTACCTTTTCATCCAATTGCACTTCAGACTGCTGTTTTTGCCTATCACTTACTTGCTCAGTACCAGCGCTCTGGCCCGTAAGGTGGGCGATATTTTTAACAAACTTCTCTGAAGTAAGTTTTTGAGCTATTTCTGAAAAGGAATCTTTTAGTTTCCCTGCGAAATCAGATTCAAACTTTGCCATTTTGTCTGACCGCAGGGGACTAGACTTTTTTACATTGCTACCTCCGCTCTTACTATCGAGAGCCGCCCTTCCAGCGCTGGCAACGGTGCTTTTGCTAATGGCTACCGGACTTGGCTTTTCGGGATTAACAGCATTGGCTTCGACGGCTTGAGCCGCTTTATCCGAAGCAATTTCCTCATCAATCGCTTTAAGCTCATCATCAATAGCTTGTTCATTATCAAAGTCAAGGAATGGAGCTAGGATTGTTAGCCCGCGCTTCGCCGTAATCTGCGGCTTAGGTTGTGCAGCTCTAAGCTTGAGCACAGTATCTGTCGCCTCACCAAATGTTAATTCGTCTAACTGTGCCCAGCCGATATTGATCGAGACCTCCTCAGGATTAATTCCTCCAAGGGCCAAGGCCATGTTAAAAATAGCTCTTATTCCGGAGAATGTTCCAGGGTCACCATTCTCAAGTAAATCTTGGATTCCCTTAACGTCCTCTTTGTAAGTTCGTTTTTGGTCCTCCACAACATCCCGGTTAACGTTGCGGCCAAATCCTAGGATATGCAACGGTACGCCGGTGCCAATCATGGCGTTTTCCAGCAAATACTCCACGTCTTTAATATGGTCAAGGTGGGCGTCTCCTTCGAGATTGCGCACATCGCCAAGACCATTAATGAAGTAATCTGCTGTGATGCGTGAGTTTTTAGGATCATCTAATCGGTTATCCTTGATATATTTCTTGAGTTCAGTATCCGTACCAGGATTATCCTTATCGCCAACAACATGAACCCGGCGCTGTACGGCACGGGTTCTACGTCTGACAACCATATCTTCCTCTGTCATTTGAAGCTTTTTCCACATCGGTCTACCTGAATAGTATTGACTTCGTCCGTAGCGCTCGCCCGGCTCATACTTCCAGCGAATGTGGTTGACACTCCATAGCGGGAAGGCTTGGATTTCCTGCCTGGTAATTGGGTCAATCTGAAGAAAAGCTCGTTTTAAATCCGGAAAGCTATCGGTCATATCATCGAGGCGTTCCATACTGATGGCTGGCAGGTTTTTTATTCGGGTAATATGTGCGGACATACCATCAGGGTTCATCGCCGGAATGACATTCAAAAATATGTCACCATCTCTCAGGACCGTCCTAGCCCATGCCGGAAGATGAGCATTTAGCTTTGTATCCTTCATGAGCTTGTCAATGATTTCCTGCGCCTTTTTCTGGATCTTTGTTGTTCGGCTCCCGCCAACTGTCACCGTAATGCCTCCGCGTGTTGCGGCATTTGCCATAACATAATTAGCACGGTCTAGACGGCTATCACGTTTTACTAAAAGTTCCAAGTCCCTGAGGAGGGTTCGCCGTTCCCACTCTAACACGAATATTTCATAAGGCCAGAGTAAGGGAGACGTCTTAATTGTTAATCCTGGATCATCTTTGGCGGTTCGTGTTGCGTTTTCAGGCAAGATATTGACGAACATGTCAAAGAGTTTTGTTAATAGATTTGCCACACTATGGAATCACCTCCCTTGATGGGGATTGCTACGAATTTATTTCAGGAAAAATTCGCAAATAGCTTTGAATAAGTAATCCTTGCTACGCTGTTCCTGAGGTAATTGATCATAAGGTACCATGCAGGGATGAGTTTTCTTATTAGGATCTTTTATATCTCCATATATCCATCCATCTGCTTCCTTCTCGCGCATCCAGCTAATATGCGTTTCTTCCGGAGTAGCATTATTATTTAGGTGAAACCTTACTCCGTTAATGGCACTCTCCTTTTGCCAAACAGGCGCCTCTGTCCATCTTTTCTGCGAATGATCCCCCAGACTCTCACAATAAGCACGGTTAACTTCATGGCACAATTCGGCAATCTGCTCAATATTAACTCCGTTAAACATCCTTACTCCCTCCGATACAATAAAACGTCAATCTTCACATCTCTTGGCCGCCTATAAGCTACATCCCGAATCCTTGACTCAAGATCGTCCCTAATTTCAGCCCAAACATGTACCAAATACCTACCCGGTGAAACATACTCCGGCATGACATCATAAACGCCTTCCAATGCTAAAATTCTTTGACTCAACTTCCCTATATTCCATTTCCAAGGCGGATCTGGCAATCGTATCCGCTTAAAAATACCCATCATAATATCCTCCCTGATCATCGAGCCCATCATAATAATCCTCTTCGAGAATATCTGCATATGATGTTCGAACTGCCTGCATGTGGACAGGTTCTCTCTTAACTTCAAGCGCCCAATTTGCCAATGCCAACGCCCAAAATTTATCGCCATGGTGCTTATCGTTGCGTTCGACGGAATATCGGAAGGCTCCAGTACTCGTGACATCACGCTTAATAGCTACGATCTGGGAGATTAAATCTCGGTCATTAGGAATTAGAATCCCGCTGCGTCCCTTTTCAAAATCCTTGTGAAGGGCAATCGCCATAGCTTCTTTACTGGCGTTCGTGAAACTGATTGGCTCAACTTGCCCACCGTATTTCTTGCGAAGATCTTCGGCCAAGTTCATTCCAAGGCCGGTTTCGTCAATATCAAGTCGAACCGGCTTAGCGATCTCTAAAAATCTACTAAGCTCACGCTGCTGAAGCTCAAAGTCAGATTGTTTATAGGTCGCCATAAGCCGAAGAATCTTAGCGACTTCCGTTTCATCAAGACTGATAAGTTCTGAGGCATCTTTTCGGCGGCCAACATCGTACCCAGCTCCGAGTCTACCTTTGATTTTTTTACGAAGGTCAGTAAATCCACTGGCCATAAGGCGGTCCTGTTCGGTCTCCCCCTCTTCGCCTTCATCATTCATGACGCAGGCATATACCATTTGCAAGGGAAAGTATGATGAGTTATCGTCGACAAAGGCGCATTCGAACTCTTGTTGAAATGCCTCCAGGTCCATAGCATTGAAGAGTTCATGTAGTTGTTCTGTACCGAATTCCTCAACTCGCTGAAGGGTTTCCATGTTTAGGGCTTCTCTTCGAGCTCGCGGAACGTCTTTGCAGAGTAAAGAAAAGTCCCACCAGTATATGGTGCGACGCTTATAATTCTTATATTTTTTGGGATTATCCCATATCTCGTAAAACTTACCGGCTTTACCGAGTGGCGTTGATATAACTGTCAGCGAACCATGCTTTACTCGAGTAAAAACCGGTACTGCTGAAGTATAGACTACGCTGTCCCAACCACCAAAAAAGGCGAACTCATCAAGGATAACATCAAGGACGTTATTACTACCCTTACCACGAATAGGCCCCTTACCTTGAGCTATGATCCGAGTGCCGGTAGACTTTCGCCCTGACTTAGAAACGAATTCAAGCGATGTTGTGTTATCCACGAGCTTTCGTTTCTTGTAATTGTCAGGTAATGAATCATAAAGTTGCTTAGCATATCGAATTTTCTCTTTGGAGTCATCCAGCTTGTATGACGCGATGATACAGGTATAATCATCAAGGTTTTGACTTCGAGCCAAGGCTCTAGCAGCTGACACGAAGGAGAATCCTAACTGCCGGCCCTTAAGCCATATCTGAAAACGCTCTGTTGATTCCAAAAAGTCACGTTGATAATCATCAAACTCAATCGCTGGATCTGTAAGCAACTCAAGATAGCCAGCCTCCGTTGCGAGTACGTCTGCCAAGACATCAGACGTTATTGGTTTTTGGGTAATAATTGTTGGCCCTCTACTCATCCGAGATTACCTTCACTTCAGGCAACTTCTGGTTATATCTCGCCGCAAATCTTGCCTGTACTTCATCGGCAGAGATACCAATATTAACATGGACCTGAGGCCCTGCATCCTTAGCAGATTTTGGAGTCATTAAGAAGCTCCCCATGTCTATGCCCAAAGTCTTCATAATATGCGCCGCTTCCCTGAGCGCCGGGTGAGCGACTTTCTCTGTATATCTTAAGCCGCTGTTGGTGAGCTTCTCGCTTTCTACAACCACGCCATCTTTTATAACAGCTTCTAACAAGCGATTAACCTGAACTGCCATGCCACCGGCTACTGTGCCAACGTCATCTTTTAGGGATTCGAGATCATTTTTTCTGAAGGCTACTTGCCATTTTTTAATCTGACGAAGTTCTGGACGACAAAGTTCTTTATCCTTAACCTTTCCAGACATAAAATCTTTACATTGATCACGGTGAAGGCATTCGCTAGTACAAGGCCTTACTGGAATTTCAGAAGATAGATACGTTTTGCTACGCTTCTGAGTGGCGGCGGAGTTATTGGCTTCGCTTTCCGTGATGACTTGTCGGAGGGCTTGGTCATACTCCTCAACGCAGGTTGTGAAATCGTCATCGTCATCGACAAGGTTTAGGGGTTTTTCTTCATTGTCTTGCATGATTTATCCCTCCTTTGTGGGGTATTTTAACTACTATTTACTTAACGTGGGTTCCTTCAACTCCACGCTTTTCTCTTGCCATTGTTCGCTTTCTTAACCAGAGCATAGCTTCTTCAAGCTTGGTAATAGCAATTGAATTATCACGGCACGCATATTCTGATTTTTGGAAGTGTTCAAGCCGAGTAATGACCATTGCTATTAAATCTTCGTTGCATACGCCGTTGACGCCGCATTCCTTTATCGGGCCTTCCTGGAAATCAACTTTTGCTAAGATTTTGTGATTCTTTTCAACTTCACATACAGTAAAGTGATGTGGAGCGTTAAATTTCATAGTCTTATGTTCTTCGTGCCAAACTTCTGTATATTTATTAGTCAATAAATCATGCTCAAGTTTTTCCATTAGTAAATTCCTTCTTTCAACTCACCAGTTTTATGTGTATAAATTTTTTACCGGGAAAAATTTTCACTTTAAGGCTAATAAAAATGGGGAAAATTTCTGCGAGAGGGGGATTGCGTATAAAAAAATTCGATTTTCGTGGTCAATTTCCGACCATGTTCGACATTTGCCCAACGTACCCTGCTCACTGGGCATGCCTGCTCCTTTAACACGCACACAAAGCACAGACAAAAGAAAACAGATAGAACTTCTCTCAGCCCTACCTGTTAATAAGGAATCCCTTTTATACATAATCAACCTGGTCCACTGCCTTCTGTAGATCGTTCATGTCTGGCCTCGTATAGATCGCCGTCGTATTTAAGCTTGCATGTCCAAGCATCAAGGCAACCTTATCCAGGCTAACACCAGCATCTAGTAAATCATGAGCAAAAGTATGTCTTAATATATGAGGTGTTAGGTTGTCAACCTTCGCCTGCTCGCCGTACTTCTTGCATATCAATTGCACAGCACGAGGTGTTAGTTTAGGATCTCTTTGCCCTTGGAATAAGTATTCGCCAAGGTACTTGATTCGAATGTTACCCATGTAATCTGCCATGTAATCTCTTAGCATTTTACGCATGGGTACTTGCCTAAACTTGTTCCCCTTGCCAGCCCTTACGATCAAAACGCCTTTCCTGTCACTCAAAACAATATCCTCTGGTATTAACTCGACCAACTCTGATACTCGAATGCCAGTACTTAGCATGGTTAAAATAATAGACCCATCTCTTTTATTCTTTGTATGTTCTATGACTCTGAGGAGCCTATGCTTCTCATTTTTATTCAATCCTCTTGGAGCTGTTTTGACAACATCGACCTGCTTAACCTTTTTGACTGGGTTATGAGATAACTTGCCTTCTTCATACAACCATTGGCAAAAGGCTTTTATCGACGATAGTGCCGTATTTACTGAATTTGGCTTCATGTTATTATCCTGCAAATACTTTCTGTACTTGGCTGCGTCGATTGAAGTGATTCCCAGGGGATCGTCTGACTCAGTTGTCTCTTTTAACCATGCTAAAAACTTGCTTAATTGTATCCTTCGAGTTGCTATTGACCGGCTACTCTTCCCGGTGCCCTCCAAGACAGCTAAGTATTCGTCTAACATTCACAACGCCCCCTACACATAAGCGAACAGTTTTTTAACAGATAATAGGCTGTTCAAGGCCTTATTATTGTAGATATTATAACATAACTGTTCGCATATTGTATAGTATGCGAAGTGACCATTTTTTACCTTAATGTCTCAAGATGAGACTGTCCACGATTTGACGCGGGAGGGAGCGCCCCCGCCTATTCGAACCTCACGCCCTTGTTTGTTCGCATCATCATATCATAAACCCTAAACTTTGGACTTTCCTCGTACAACTCATCCAGTATTGCCCGGACCGAGCAACTCGCATTCTTCCAGTTTTTACAATTACCGCAGTTAGGATTTAGCCCAGCTTTCTTGGGTTCAAATCCTACGCAGGTGAAAGCTTGTTTTGGCAATCCAATCACCGCCTTAACAAAATAAAGAAAGCGCCCCTTTCGGGAACGCTTCTGCTCATTAACCGTATATCGCCTACGGCTTTATTATACCACTTATAAGTCAATACAGTACTGTCAAATTCCTGTCAAATTCCTGTCAATTTCGTTTTTTCCTAAATGCCTATCAACTTCAACTAAAAACTGATCTGCATTTAACATAACTTCCGCTATTCTACCAACGGCTTTTCTGCGTTCTCTATAAAAATCCGATTCACTTAATCGCATGTGCTCCCAACAGCTCTGATTTGTCCAGCATTTGACATACTTTAACTTGACAAGTTGCCGCTGATCATCTCCAAGTGAGTCAATAGCAGCGTCCATCATTCTTACTTTTGATTGTAATACAGGAAGCTTGTCCTCTTCGATAAGGATAATGGCTGCTCGTAAACTTGTACTATCGCTCGTAGTTCCTGATCCTCCGATTCCCGGACTATAACCTGCTGTAATTTTACTGCTATGGTCATTTTGATTTTCGAGCATTACCTCAATTTCTGCTTTCCACTTAGTTAAGTTATAGAGCCATCTTTCAGCTACTTTAAAAGCAGCGCGTATAATTTCATCAGCCAAGCTGAACTCACTTCCTTTGCGGTCACGTTATCTCCAGTTTATCCACACTTACTCCATCCACACACTGGGCAGTGAACGCATCCAGATTCGTGGATCAGTTTATTACCACAACATTGGCAGGTGTTATTATTGTCGGTCATCTGTCTTGGCCTCCTCAACCTCCCAGTACAAGTCCATATAGTTCCATGCTTCTTCCACGCAGGCTTCTCTAATCTTTTCTTCCGTGGCATCGTCTTCAATCTTGAATTCCCCAGTATGCTCTGCCCCAGGGCCAAAGCCGGTTGACAGAGTCCACTTGAATTTTTTTCATAAGCCTAATCCTCCTTCGGCTTCCAGTTAGAGAAATCAGTGCATGTATCGCAGGGATCGGCACCAAGTTTTTCAAGTGCTTCGTTTGTCATAACGTCATACAGGCATTGATGGCATTTTTGCTCGATCATTCTCAGTTCTTCCTCATTCCCCTTAAATAGGTTCTCTGATTTCCTATTTTCCGAATATGGTTTCCAATCATTCTCCATCGACATGATAAACTTCATAGCCATTGCTGCAACTTGTACGGCCTCGGCTCTCATATTCTTAACGTCTGGTTTATGCTTTTTCACTTCATCCCAAAGCTCGTCAAGTTCCTCAAGAATGACTCCGTATCCCTCAATGCCGTGAATTAAACAAAGGCCACTTCGCCATGGACTTTTGGAGTTCCTCACTGACATCAGCCCCTATTTTATATAGTGAATCGTTATACTTATCATTCATACGACTATCCCCTTACTTTCTCATAAACATCTCTGGCGGCTTCTCATCCGTCACCTTACCAACCCTGGTAAGCTTAAAAACAAGCATTAGATCAATCTTCAGCGGGCTTAAATTATTTCGCTTAATATCGTCCCATTCTTTATCATTCCACTCTCCAGGCATCAACGTGTAGCTCGTTTGAGTCTTTGTGATCTCAGCCCCACCACAACGGATACCATGAAGCAAGAAATATAATTCGTGTTCTTTAAGATGCCAGCAGTTATAGAGCACAATTCCCCAAAGTCGATGATCTCTTACTAAGTCTGGCCTTGGATCGCTTGGATGATGATCTTCTTTATTCATACTCTTCATTTTTGCCCAACTCATAGTATTCAACGTAGTCATTCCAGTCATCTAGATCTAGTCCTAAAGATTTCGCATCGTAATAGTCACACTTTGAATAAGGTGCATCAGCGGGAACATCTGGTAAATGATCATATTTACCCATGAAAAACTACCTCCTCAAAGACTCTCAATGACCACATAGATTCCCGGGATCTTTGCCCAAAACTTCTCAATGATCTCGCTAGCAACCAGAGCGTCATCCGTCCAAAAACCAAGATCCGTCATAACATCCTTAAGCATTTTTTGCAGATTATCCGTATCAGGCTTGGTTGTTTTGTATTCACCGTCCTGATGCTTACCCGTCATCGGGAAACACCACTTCACCAACAACCTGATTGGACCTGTGTATTTTTTCTCCGGCTTATGCCCTGCAAGGTTCGCTTCAAGTTTAGCTCTGGCGGCCTTAAGTTCTGTTGGGTTATAAAATACCGGTTTCCCCTTTTTGGTACTTGCTTTGATATTTACCTTTTTCTCTTGATGGGTTTCGGTTGGCGGGATCATCGGCATGAAAAATTCAGTTCTTGCCATAATTAATACCCCGCCATGTACCGCGTTCTGGATTGTAAACAATTAATGGTTCTCGATTATGATTTTTGCCTCGTACTACATCATAGACATATTGCAAAACTCCAGGCTGCTTAATAAGCCACTTAACAACTTCACTTTTGGTGATATCAAATTCTCCTTCATAACCTTTGCTTTTTAATTCAGGCATTTGTTTTACGCAAAGTAAATCATCACTTGTTTTAACCCATGCCATTTTACACACCTCTTGTTTTGTGTTATTTTTTTACAATTCTTCCAATTGCGTTTTTTCTTTCTGGACAACTTCTTTTAGTCACAGACAGGGTAAAGGGAGGCGTCGTGCAAGCTCACGCACGACTTCCTTACCCCTGTGACGGACGCGTGAGGGACAGACAGAAATGTATATATATACGTTTTTGTCCCTCATTTTGTCCCTGGGATTCTTAATGGACAAAAACGTGATTTGTGTTTTTGTCCCTAAGTTGTCCATAAGATTTCCTGAGGACAATTTTTAAGGACAAAAACGCTTTTTCTGTTTTTGTCCCTACTCTTGTCCCTAGGGACATTTTTGAGGGACAGGGACAAATTCCGTTTTTGTCCCTCTGTTCTTTATAGGGACAAAAGTTAATTTTCCGTTTTTGTCCCTGTCCCTGTCTTAGTAACAATACCTTCAGAAATGGTAAATCCACCGTGTTCCTGTATCCTTCTTCTAGCGGTTTTTTCACTTACACTCATGTATCTAGCGACCTCTTCAACGGTTACTTGCCCGCTGAAACTGCAAGCTTCGACGGCAACCTCAACGGATCGCTTCCTGTCATTAGCCTTAGATTCTTTCGGCTTTCTCTTACCTATAGCGCGTTTCCATGATGGACCCGATCCTTCAGACTCAACATCATTAAGACTACCAACCTCATCCACATAATGAATAGGGTAGTCAAACCACAAATTTACCGGATCGAACTTAGGGAACTCTCTCAAGGTACCGTCAATTCTCCAGGCTGTACGCTGCTTAACTGACCTTCTGGCGGCGCTGACTTCCTTCTCCATAGTTTTATACATCTCTGGATTTAAAAGCTTTTTAGTGACCTCAAGCATGACCTTTTCACTGCATAAATCATCCTGAGAGACTTCATTTTCCCAGTGCTGGACATGTTTTTTAAGCCAGGATTCGCATACCTTACAGACGGCCTTATTTTCTTCCTGTTTGAGAATATCTTCATTAAGTTCAAGTTCGATAAGGTCCATTAGTGCATCAGGATCCCGGGCAAATACTCCGGATCCCGAAGCACGGTCCATACTACGCTTATTGCCTTGGCTCCCTTTACTGTGATGGTGGCAATAGATCACGGCGGCTCCCAGCTCCGTACAGACTCTGTCAAACTGGTTGCAGAAGTTGGCCATCTGATCGGCGCTGTTCTCGTCGCCTGTAATGACCTTGTAGATCGGGTCGATGATGATGGCAATATAATTCTTCTTGGCAGCTCTTCGGATCAACTTAGGTGCCAATTTATCCATAGGGACAGACTTTCCACGGAGGTTCCAGATATCAATATTGCCTAAGTTCTTTGGCTCCCATCCTAACGCTTGATATACATCCTTAAAACGATGAAGGCAGCTTGGCCGGTCAAGTTCTAGGTTAACGTACATAATCTTCCCCTGAGTACAATCCCAACCAAACCATTTGCGCCCTTCAGCAAGGGCACAACATAACTCAATGAGGGCAAATGACTTACCAGCTTTAGACGGTCCAGCCATAAGCATTTTATGACCTTGTCTGAGAACATTATTAATCAGTGGCGGCGACAGCTCGGGAAGATTATCCCAAATACTAGCCATGCTTTCGGGCTCTGGAAGATCGTCGTTGATGCCTTCAATCCATTCCTGCCAGTCTTTCCAATTCTCTTTACCTATGTTGGTATCGACTAGGAATTGCTTTTGACCGTTACGCATAACCCCGGGCATCCGTGAAAGTCTTGAGGGATTACGGTTTTGTGTATCTACATTGAGACCATTCTTTTTAAGAATTGAATAAAGGTAATCAACACGTTTCCGATACTCGTCATAGTTGGCGGCCTCAATCTTCACGATGGCATGAAGGCTTTTCTTTCCGCTGTGAACAAGGCAGGCCACTGGAAGTTCTAGTTCTCGGATAATGGCATTTTGCTTGTCGATTTCCATGTCATCCGACTCAACTAGGGCATATCGAAAGTCTGTAACGTTCTCATTCTTAACACCATTACCATCTAAGGGATTGAACCGAATCCATGCCCCAACTTCCTGTTTGTAATCTCCCAAGACTGATCCAATATCACCGTTACACTGGTTCAATTGCTGAATTAGCTCCCCGGCTGTACGATCCCAGCAACCCCTAGTAGGAAGGTATTTACCATCCTTCTCCCAGCTTTCTGTGACATAACCAACGTTCTCTGAAGCTTCAAACAAGATTGAGAGATATTTAATTAACTCTTCAACAGGATTCCATGAATTAGGTTCATTGATCTCTCGGCCTTCGATCCAGTTCTTATTGATAACCACGAGCTCATCTTTATTGCCAATGATAGCGTTCCATTCTAGTTCATAGCTTTCGGTATTTCGCTCTGGCCTCCATCCCTGGTCCTTGGCTAATTGAACAATCGTTCCACCTGTTACCGGCTTTGTTGTCCCGCGAAAGCTATCCCATTTCTTGAAGCACTCGCCGGCATGATATCGCTTAACGTCCCGTCGGCTCCAGGCATCCCAATCGGAAGCAGTATGACCTGCTTCTTTTAGGGCCATACCGACGCTTGTCCATTCTTGATAATTCAGCATTGCCGGGTCGACATTATTTAGTGCTTCAAGCAAGTCATACTGCTTTTCCAAAGTTAGGCCTCCAGTCTCTTAATAAGTTCAGGAACTAAAATATTCTGCAATGACCATTCGTAAGTTGATTCTGAAACATTAACTCTACAATTGTTTAGGTTATGCTTTACTGCCTCTATCAGCGCCTCATTATTAAGCTTAGTGTACAGTAGATGGAATCCTGGTGAATTAGCTCTTGCGCTGTTGTACTGTTCAAGCGTTATGCTTCCGGAAGGAGTATTTTCGATATCGATTTCAATTCCATCGATTGAAACAAAAGGCTTTATTGTTGGTCTCTTTATCTTTGTTTTGAAATCAATCATGTTTTGTCACCTGTTTTCCTGTGAATCTCAAGAATCCATTCAGGGGCTGTAACGAACTCAAATTCTCCTGGCTTTACACCCATATATTCACCGTTATCGCAGAGACCAGAAATTGCTCCGTTCGGATTGGTCATTGCATCGTATTCTAAGCCTTGACGTAAAATAGTCCCTGGTTTAGCAAGAAAAATAAAGTCTGGACGAACATTTTGAAGCATTCTAATTTTAATTTGCGCTTTCATTTACATCTCCCACTCAAAATCAGACTTCGGCACAACCTCTGGTTTATACTCATGCGGATTAATATCATGCGGCACTCGCCAGCCATGGGCAGCAATTCGATCAATCAGTTTTTTAGCTGTCTCAAATTGCCAAGAGCCTACATGCTGGAATCCTTTACCTTCCAATAATCGTATCTGTTTCGGTGTCGTTAATCCTTCTTGTCGTCTCTTATCAAGTCGATCAAGGATCTTACCAGCTTTACCTGCACTCTCAATTTGATCTGGGAAAATACCTAATTTCTCAAGAGTCTGAACTTGTTTCTCACTTGGTGGACCCATTTCCCATCCGAAGGCCGGTACATAACCAACGAGGTCTTCGGCCTGAATGCTCATTTCGAACTGTAGCGGATCCACGAGCTTACGCTTACGATTCTTCATTTCTTGGAGTTGTTTAGCCAACGCTTCTTCTCTGGCGAACACTGCGTCCTCAGTGGCTTTCACTTCAGCTTCTTGAATATCGATAGGGCAACCGGCTTCTTCAATGTTCTTAGTCATAATCTCGGCGACTTCTTGAGACTCGCATATCAAGTGTGCAGGATGGCAGAGTTCATGGCGTTCTGTGTGCCAAAGGAAATCTAAGATTAAGAGATAATCTTTGCCATCGAAAAGGCGGGTACCGCGCCCGACCATTTGAACATAAAGACTTCGAATCTTTGTTGGTCTTAATACGACGATGCAATCCACTGAAGGACAGTCCCAGCCTTCCGTAAGTAACATGGAGTTGCAGAGAACATTGTATTTACCATCTTCGAAGTCTTTAAGCACTTTCTCACGGTCATCATTAGTCCCATTAACTTCTGCCGCACTGAATCCCTTAGAATTTAAGATATCTCGAAATTTTTGACTGGTTTTGATCAATGGCAGGAAGACTACCGTTTTTCGATCCATGCAGCACTTCGCCATTTCTTCAGCGATCTGATAAAGATATGGGTCAAGGGCATTTCCTAAGTCTGATGATTTGAAATCTCCTGCCTGCTGGCTTACTCCGGAGAGATCCAGCTTAAGAGGTATTGTCTGAGCTTTAATGGGGCAAAGATAACCTTCTTTAATAGCACGAGGTAATGGGTATTCATAGGCTAAAGTTTCGAAATACTGCCCAAGGTTTCGCATATCACCTCTGTCGGGTGTTGCAGTAACTCCGAGTACCTTGGCCTTATTAAAATAGTTAAGGATTCTTTGATAGCTGTCTGATAGGCAATGATGCGCTTCATCAATAATGATTTTGTCGAAGAAATCTTGTGGGAATTGCTTGAGCCGACTTTCCCTCATAAGTGTTTGCACGGACCCAACAACAACCCGGTACCAGCTTTCAAGACATGAGCTTTCAGCTTTTTCAACTGCGCATCCTAGGCCTGTGGATTTCTTCATTTTGTCGGCTGCCTGATCAAGGAGTTCGCCCCGGTGGGCGAGTATTAAAACTCGCTCACCTTCTCGAACACAATCCTCAGTGATCTTTGAAAAAACAATCGTTTTGCCGCCGCCTGTAACAAGCACTATAAGAGTTTTTTGAATCCCATTATCCCACTCTTTGAATACAGCATCTTTTGCCTCGGCTTGATAAGGTCTTAAGTCCATATCTAAAAGCTCCCTGCTTTAAAGCCTTTCTGGCTGTTTTGTGGACCTTCAGGTGGCTCGTAAAACTTCTTAATCTCATTGAAGGTCATTTCAGAACCATCATCTTTCTTCCATGTTCTAATACCGACCTTCGCTCTGCCTCCCGAGCCAACAACCTTATTCCAGTTCATGCTAACTCTTTCACCTTTTTTTCGTTGACCAATGGCTGTAAAGAACGCACAGAGCATTCCTTCAGTTTTTGAATGCAAGAATAATTGATGCTTGATTACCGCAACGCCCTCTGATCCTTGGACCTTGATATGAATAACTGCTTTAGGGCATGGAGGAAGTTTTTCGCTTCCACCATGATGTGCCCTTTCAAATTCAATAACCTCAAAATCATAATCGCCTTCAGGCAATGTCACAAATTCTGGACCATCGTTTTCTATTTGATCATCCCAACCTAATTCGCGTTCTTCATTCATTAGTCTCTCGCTCCCTTTTTATTCTTTTACTAAATACACTCCACAAAACTCCATCATCCTCGCACAAATCGGGCAGGGCTCTGGATGCTCATCACTATCACAAACCAGGTATAATTTGCAGCCCTTCAAACTGTTTAAATTACTGCTCATCCCAGCTGTCAACAATGCCATTTGTTCAGCGTGTATCGAGTGACACTCGCCATAATCGCCCGTATTGTGAGGAATATTTTTACGAGCACATACTTGGCAGGGTATCTTACTATGATTAAATCCAACCGAGATCATGTGACCTACTGGGTTAACAATCACACAAGAGTATTTTCTACGGAGGCAGTTTGATGACGAAAGATAACGTCTCGCTTCAGAAAAATAATTCATCATGATCACCATCCTAGAATGGAATATCATTCCTAATTGCCTCGATCATTTTGAACACCTGAGGCCAAGCCCCTACAAGAACACCACTAATGAATTCTGGATCATAATTCGAGATTGGTGTATTTTGAGGGTAATATCCTTTACTGGCAACGGCCTGCTGTATTTCCTCGACCGTAACCTTATTGGCAGCCATTAGATCTGCTAATGCCTTAGGAACACCTGTTAAGTCAATTGGCTTTTCATCTTTAGGTTGCTCTGTTTTTGGATGGTCTTCTTTTGGAGGATCCTGTTTAGGAGGATCAGCCGGCGGGGTATCCATTTTGAGTTGTTCTTGAGGTGGTTCTTCTTTAGGCGGAAGAGTTTCATAGGCTGGCTTAGGCTTAGTATTCTGTATCGCTACTCCAGCGGGGATAATATGAGCTATTTCATCAAAGCTAAATGATAGCTCATCCTTCAGATTGTCGCGGTTCTTAGCATCCCAACAGTTATGGTGGGTTGTGTACATGACACGTTTACCGCCCTGTGCTTTGTTTTTACCGCTCTGAACTCCTTGACCATCTACATTAACTACGTAAGTTTTATAATTTGCGAAGAGTACTGTATCTGCCCATTCCCGGAGTAAGGGAGCTGTCTTCTTTTGTAACTTCATTTCCCATCGGTCATAAGCTCCCATTTCGTCCGGTTGTTCAAACTTCCTCATTTGAGCATGAGCAGTAAATACCACATTAACTCCGACTTCGATAACTTCTTCCAAGAGGTTAAGTAAGCGCCCGAATTCTTCAGCAAGATAAACATATCCCTTACCATATCCAAAATCCTCAATGCCTGATTTACGGGACTTGGAACAAAGTTCACTAATACAAAGGATTTCTGCCCAGTCAGCAGTATCAATGACCAACGTGCTTAATTCCTTCGGGTTATTCTTGAAGTATTTAACCTGTTCGAGCAGCATAGTCCAACTGCTAGGCTTGGGAGTTCTGGCAACATTTAATTTTTTAGTGCTTCCTTCAGTATCAATGAAAATAGGATTTGGGAATTGTGAAGCAAAGGTTGACTTACCAATACCTTCAGGTCCATAAATCACTACTTTCTGAGCACTTTTAATTTCACCGCGGATAATTTGCATTAAGATTCAACCTCCTCGCGTTCCAGGATATTACTTGCTTCGAAATCAGCAGTAGTTAAAAGAGCAACTAATGGAGTAATTTTATTAGCATTGTTGAACGACCATCTTCCGGAATAATCGCTAAGATCCCAAGCCCCCATATGCCAGCGAATTGCTAACTTTTCGTTATCAGTAAGCTTTATAAAGTCTTGTAAAATACTTATTGATTTTTCGCCATGGCCTAGGGGTAGCTGGTCCTTGATGGAATATACAATTGGCAATTCCTCTGTGAAGGCAATACGAGGGCTATTCTTGAGCCAATTAATCAAGATAGTTGCAGTTGCGGTAGGGATTGATCTCAATAATTTACCGTCAGCGCCGAAAAGTTTTGTAGTATCATCTAAATCAATTTTTGCATGCTTTTGATTCTGATCCCAAAGATTACAAAGGTAACTAAATTGAGCATCACTACAGGGATCGCCGCCTTCTTGATAAGAATTAACTTTGCATAGATCATGTCCCAAGCCACAAATGGTTATCGTATCTCTTGGTACATCTAATCCAAAGCGATTAATTTTTTCGTATAGCAAGTTGTAAACATGTAAGCTATGCTCAGCTAATCCACCTGGTTCCGCTAAATGATGCTTCGTAGAACATGGGGCTTTAAAGAAATCGGATTCATTTAGAAAATTGATAAGCTTATCGATACCTGGTCTATTAACAAATCCCCAAAGGTTTAAAATAACTTCTTTATGGTCGACGCTAAGCAATCAAAATTCACCAACCTTCCATTTTGGAGTTTCCTGAATCGGTTCATCTGCTGCTTTATCAGCACCCACGACATAACCGTCTTCGATTAAGATACTGCACTCATCACCGGTGCTTACTCTGGTTGCAATGGCTTGAAGGCCTTCTTGCTCAAGCCACTGACCAAATTCCTTAAGGCTATCAAGGTCCATTTGCTCCAGCTTGTCCAAGAGAACAAAACCACATTTAGGATTAAGTTTCCGGACAATTGCAGTAGATACCTTGAGTTGATCAGCTCCAGACATTCCATCCCATTTGCGCCCGTTGTAAGTAAGTTCCCCATCTACTACAGAGAGACCAGGAAGAGGTAAGTCGGCATTCTGAAGGAGATCTATCCTTGATTTCCTGACAGCGTCAATCTTAGTTGTGAGAGAGTCGTATTGGGTGGCATAATCCCGGGCATCTTCTTCAGCCTTGTCTTTGTCGAGATTAGCCCTTACTTTTCTGTTAATCTCTTCAATATTTGAAATATTGGCTTCAAGCTCTGCAGTTGATTCATCGTGAAGGTCAAGAGCGTCCTTTTGGGCAATCTCTAAATCAGCATAAACATTGTCTTGCTGCTGTTTAAGTTCTCTTAGCTGTTCTGCCAATCGCTGAATGCTTTCACTTAATGATTTATGATCATTGCGAAGTTGTTCAACTTTAAGCCGCTTTCGTTGATTCTCACCATTCTGAGCCAGGATATCTTGCTGTTGTTTAATAAGCTCAGATACGGATATTAGTTCTTTTGGCGCTTCCGAAAAGTATGGTTGCTCTTTAGCAAATTTTTTCTTTTGATCTGAAATTCTGCCGATGGCCTGACGCTCGCTGTACAGTTCCTTTTCTTGCCGTTCAAACTCCTGAAGCTTGTCTCCTACACCAATAATTTGAAGCAACGTGTTAGCCTTTTCTTTTGGACTAGCTTGAATAAATTTTGGTAAGTTCAAAGCAAGTTCTTCTACAAACTCATTCAGGAGCTGCTGGCCGCCTTTATTACCGCCAGGATCAATAACCTTTAAATCGCTGTTCTTACCCTTGCGTTCAACGACCAAACCGTTAGACATGACCATGTGAAGATTAGGAGGAATCACCGATCCCTCTCGCTGAGGATCAGAAGGCTTATATGCATTACCGCCCAGGGCCCAGGCAATAGCATCAAGTACAGAGGTTTTACCTTGTCGATTCTTACCACCAATAACAGTTAACCCGTTTGCTGTCGGCTCAATCTTGACAGCTTTAACACGCTTGACGTTTTCGATTTCGAGCTTATTTATTTTAATGCTCACGCTTTTTCCTCCGTTTCTTTTGAAATAATCAGCATGGATATTACTACAACTCCCACGAACGCACCGACAAATAGCCCGACTATCAGTCCTTTCCAGAACATTGCGTATACCCTCCAATAACTTTATAATTAGAATGTAAATTAACATTTTTTCTAGAGAGCCCCGGCCAGTGCAATGACCGGAGCCCTTTTTATTTGTTGGGCAAATTTGACTTATTCCAAGACTACAACGCGGCCTTCATTGATCAGGGCTTCTAAGGCGCTTTCGAAATACTCTTTTATTCTTTCACGGGCTTGCAATCGCCACGCCCCACCATCGGCTTCGAAGAGAGCAACCTTGGGACCTTCCTGCATCCGGACTAAGAATTCACTTTCTGGCTGATTAACTTCAAGGAATGCGCGGTAAGGAGTAAGTTTTATGATATTCGGTACCGTAACGTTGCCCATAGTAGCAATTCCCGTTCTGGCGACGACCTGTTGAGAGAATCCATCATCACTGGTTGTTTTAACTGCTTCCTCCGTGATATTTCCGAGCAACTTGATAAGCTCATCTCTTTCTTCTGCGGTAACAAAGCAACTCTTCAGATGAATATTCATGGATTCCAATCCAATAAAGGTATTGAGTTGAAGCTTAGGCACCTCTGCTCCGGCAGCATACAATCGCTTACGATCAAGGTTCTGATCTAGGGAACTATATACAGAAACTTCAGTTGGGCCCTCAACCTGGATAATGATCTTAAGGTCAGCAATGCGAGGATGATTAAGTTCATTTAGAACAAGATCGACAATGGCAGCGAGGCTTTTTGCCTTTACGAAATCCGGCTCGAGCTCAGGAAGCTTTGTAAGACGTTCGTTAGAATACTTGGTATTGTTGTGTTCGATGATTTGAACATCGCGAAAACTCATAATGTATTGAAGGGCTTCTTTAATCATTGACATAATTTACACACTCCTAATTTAAATTAATGAATTTAAAGAACATCGGGATAAAACTTAGGAATTAATTGCATTTAGCTTAATTACATTTGTCACTTGATCTTCGCTGAATACTGCCATTTGGTTAGGATCGTTCTTAAGAATTTCTGAAGCACACGGATTACCGTTTCTATCCTGATCAACCATGATGCTCGTTGTAATGGATTTAATCGGGGCTGTTGTAGCCTTAGCCGAAGCTGAAAGTTTAACAACATTTCGATTTTCATCCGGTTTGAATGTAAGAGTAACGGTTAATTTTCGGGCTGTTGTAGCATCCGTATTAGGATCCAAGATATTGGCTAAAACTACGCCTGTTTCATTCATAACTTGCTCTTGGATAGCACCTTGAGCTAATTCCAAGATGTTAACTTCTTTGGTTAATGGCATTTTTTCTCTTCCTTTCATTTTAAGTTTTGGTTATTTGTAAAAGATTGGCGTTACATTGTAATCACCACCTCAAAAAACTAAATTATTTAATGCGGGCATCACACTCCTTTCATTATTGTTTTTTCCTTATCTCCACCCACCGGCAAACGTCGATATACCAATAAAAGCATTCGCCCTTATATTCACACTGTTTGCATTTACATGGGCCACCTTTACACTGTAGGCATTTACACAATCGCGCTTTCCTCCTTCATCCTCTTATTCCCGACATTCCTCTTAATCCGTGCATAAACAACGTCCATACCTAACCCGAAAATGTCACCGATTTGCTTGTAAGTTAATCCTTGTTTTCGGTACCGTTTCATTAGGGTTAAATCCTCTGGAAGGATGATTCTCTTAACTAAATCAGGATGAGGACTCGCAAGCTTTGCAAACGATGTCTCGGGAAGGTATCCGCCTATTATCGATAAAGCAAGAGCATAGTAGTTTTCCTGATTCATCCAGCCTCACGTCGTTTCCAGCTTCTAACTTCGCCGGTATCACGATGAATGATTTGAAAAAATGAAGGGGTATTTTTTGTGACAAACCAGTCTTCGTGGTTAAGGCCAAATAGCGTGATTCTTGCTTTTTGCTTGGCGTTGGGTTTGCGTCCATGTTTCACGATTTACCACCTCTGGTTTTCTTTCTCTCACCGATTTTGTTGTAAATATCCGCAATAATAATCCCTGTTCTTGTTAAATTAACATCGCTCTGGATCAGATTCTTTTGATTTAGCCTTACAAGTTGCTGGCGGGAAACAAGGATTAGATTATCCGGATCAAAATTACCTTTGTTCCCGTCACCGAAAATCACTACATGGTTCTTAGGAACTGGACCATTCGCAGACTCCCAAATCAAAACGTGCTTGGATTTCCAGTTTTTATTTAATTTACCGTCCGCAATTTTTACTTCGATATATCCATCCTTGCTTAACCTTTCAGTTCCTATCGGTACCCAATTGGCTGGCTTATGCCCCTTCTTGAATTGAGTCGGCTTCATTCCTGGGTAGCTAACTCCTTTTCGGCCTTTGTTAAAAGGGATATGGCCTTTTTTGAATTGCGTTGGTTCATAGCCTTTGTTGAGTTTTGTATCCCTGCCGTTGTGCAGGCCACGTCGATCAGCTAACGAAACCATTGCAGGAACGCTTAAGTTCATCCCAAACTTTTGATTAAACATGTCCGTTAAATCCTTAAAGCTTGTTCCAGCAATATGAGATCTTACAAATTCGATTTGATCCGAGTTATATTTACGATTCATAATCAACCCTCAGGTACAAATGCTTCACGCAGCATTGCTGGCATTTTCTTGTTGTCGCCGCCAAGGTACTCATCTTTTGCTTTTATCGCATCAAGGACTAACTTGCCGTTATTAATAATTTGAGTGGCAACCTGAGTGATAGCCTTTGATCTTTCGATTTCCTCTGAGAGCTTATCGCCCTTAATGTCCTCATCGCCTAAGCGCTCGAGTTGGGCAAATAAATGATTATTCAGATCTCCAAGTGAGTTCTTCAAACTTCTCCCTCCTTAGACGTACCGTATTACCTGAGCTCAACAGCTCTGCAAAATGATTTTTCCGGCGGAATATCTCGAGTAGTTTTCTTAGCACTTTGAGACCTCCAGGAGTTCGGGGTTTTCGTAGATGTTGCCGATGACTTCTCTGTCTTGCCAAACGTTATTAAGCAGCTGGTAATAATTATCGTCACGGTTTAATTCCCTTCTGGCTGCTTTTATGTTTCTTAGCCACCAAGCAACTCTATAGTCATCCCAAATTACTTCATAGATTCCAGGCTTATAATCGCCTGTGATTTTTACGATATCTCCCTCATAAATTTCAGCACCGTTCTTGTCTTGGAGTCCGGTGAATTGACCAATTGTTTTGGAATCAACCTCGTGGGATTCAATCATGCTACATCCAATAGGACGTATGATTAAGGAAAAATGACTGGCTTTATAAAAACTAACACCGCAAGATAAATAACCAGTAAACCATTCTTCGCTATCGACTCGCTTACCACGAAACTTAATCTCTCGACTCATCTCCGCCCTCCTTTATATCTCCACAACATGTATCTGTGATAATGATTAAGATCACTCCTGCGAGATATCATTAAAAAAGTCACAAACGGAACCTTACAAATTTCCCACAGACCGTCCAAGCTGAGTTCCCAGACCGTGCCGCACTCACAACGAGTTTTTATCTGACCATCAGGGAACTGCATAGCTTGTCCACATACACACTTAACGAGTGCTTGTTTTACGACCATAACCACGCCTCCTTTAAGGTGAGATCACACCGGAGTTTAGAAAGAAGCGTTGTGCATTTAAGTAGTGTCTAAACTCCTTGATCGATCCAATAAATCCGCAAAGAAAGATTGAATTATTTTCTGTATCACGTGGTATAATAACCGTAGATGTAATTTTTCTTCGGTCCGCTTGGCATTGCAGTGCTGGGCGGACTTCTTCAGTTTCAAGGGTTAACATTGGGTTCACCGTCCTTCATAAGTGGCACTCTTAGCCCATTTCTTCCAAAGATCAATTCGTAAACCTGCAGTGTGTCCTAGTTTGCTTGGAGTCTTGTAGTAAACGAAGAACCCTTCTTGACCAAGACAAATTCTTGTTCGATTTCCCTTTTTGTAGATGCCTGGGCGAGTGAGTTTTAGTCCAATCGGAACATCGTCCTCATCCACTTCGACTCTCCAGCCGCACTCACAGGTGCGCTTCAAGATATCGTCTGATATATCAAGGGTGCCTTCTCCGTTACCAATGAGTTCGCTTCCGCATTTTGGACATTTAGAGTATTTCTTTAAGAGTTCAACTGATTTAAGAGCGTTCAAAAGTTTTCGCCCCCCTTCCTTACTCTTCGCATCCTTTGCACACTCTCGGATGCCCAACAGCTTCGCCGATATAGGTTCCGCAGCTCTCGCAGAGTGTTCCGTCAAGGTGCATTTCGGCGATGGTTTCTGAGCTGAGTTGGCCTTCTGTCGTTTGGTTCATGGTTTTCACCTCCTTAAATTAAATTTTTCCTAGAAACATACTCTTCCCACGTTTCTTTGCGGTAACAACCTCCGTAAACGTATCTTTGGGCAAATTCTAATTGTAAGGAATTTGGTATAATGCCCTTTCGCTCGTTTCTTTCGGGCTGAGCATACAAATTGATCGCTTTAAGATGCTTTAGCTTTTCAACCCTAAAAGCCGCGTCATCAATGTCCTTTTTCACTAAGAGGTAAATAAATAACCTGTACGGACGAACGCCATGTTTTAAAAGTAATTCCGCAGCGTCTAGAATTGCAGGGATCTGCGAAGTTTGGTCACATGAGAATCTTATAAAGCGAATCCATTTTAATTTAGAAAGGATATTTGCTATTTCGTTGTTAACTAGTCGAGCATCCATGCCTTGATTTAAATCAATTTCATAATCGGTCCCGATCATATTTTCGAGTTGACCAATGCCGTATTCGCTAGCAAGAATGTTGTTATCCATTAGGATCAACTTTTTTGAATCGGTCCTAATTACTTTCTGCCATTGTCGATAAGCTTTTATGTTTCCCTCTTTTTCCGGCACATAGCACCAAGGACATTTATTTGGGCATCCTCTTGTTATATAGCCAATGGCGTAATCGCATCCAGGGTAGATAGAATAGTCGGGATAAAGATCATCAATTTCCTCAGGCAATTTGTGGTTCATCCGAATACCCGTGTATCCTGTCCCACCCCTAATTGTAGTTGTAGGTAAATAAAGATTTTCGGGAGTAAAATCAAATACTTTACTTGAGTAAATCTGGTCATATTTTTCAATTGGGTCCCACCATTCAACGGAATCACCTTGCGCTTTGTGCCATGCGCTTATTTTCATTAATGCCAAGTTTGGAAAATGTTTTTTCTTGAAATGATCTTTTTCTGCATCGTGCAACCCAATCCGCATTTCTTCTCTCACCTCCTTTCATGAAATACCATTACTTAACCAACTTCGCCGAGAATGATTTGAGTTGTCCTTTTGTTAACTCAACAAACTTTGAGGGATCTTTCCAGTTAGCCCCATTGCAATTTGACTGTATCCTCTGACGCTCCTGGTACCTCAAACGGCGGGCTTGATCTTTCCGCAAAATTTTCCATCCTTTCATGTGGTCCATGTGGTTTCACCTCACTGGTACTTGGTGTAGATAAGTAAGCAGGGTTTACCTTTCCTCTGTAGAATTGTAAATTGTCGAAGTTTACTTTCTTTTGGAAGGAGGTGTATCTATGAGAGATGTAAAATTAGGTAATTGGACCGTTAGGTGTTATACGGAAAATTACACTATCTGGGCTAATCAGAATGAGGAAAGCGTAATGATTGAGTTTAACCAAAGTAAAATTGCTACGCTTAATCTGAGGGACGATGGTTATGTTTTTATTCAGTCAGTAAACGCTAATTGCGAAGTCCATTCCGAACAGCACTTAATCATCATTTCAAGCCCGAATGACAAGAACATATTTTTTGAATAAGAGGAAATTCCTTGATTTCAACCTGAACGCATTCAAGTAGTGCATTTACTTGTCTCGTGTTCAGGTTATTTTCTTTGATTAGGTTAATAATCTGAATGCCTAAATCCTCAATTAAGGCCAATTCCTGAGCGTTTTTAACAGTTTCGCGTAGATCGTTATTGGCTGGGTTAATCGTTGCTTTAAGACGTTTTAGTTTTAAATAGGCCGGCATCTCTTCTCCCTCCTTTCGAGGAATTAAGGTTTTCACAAACTATTACTTTCAGCTTTTTCTGGGTCCTGAGCTAATGCTTCCATAACACTTTCATTCCATTTGATCTGATAACCGCTATGCCCATTCCTCACGTAAGGGAACTCCTCACCATGCTTCTTACCATCTTCGGTAAGCCGCCAATCTTTATTCCCCTTGCCATCGACTTGCTGTTCCTGCAACCCTTTAGAGGCTAACTTTTTATTAGCCGAGACTGCGCTTATGCCAAGTCTCTTCCCGACTTCAGTAGCGTTCAGAAATCCAGTTTCATGTTCAGCAGGCGGAAGGCATTTCGAGATTTCCGTTAGATCGAGGTTGTAATTCTTCTCGATGGTTCGCATACATGCCGCTTGAGCTATGCCGGGTTTGACGCCTAATCTTTGAGTGAGGTAATCCGCTGCGTCCAGGGCATCCTTGATCGCTGGTTTAACTCTTGAAGATATTCGTTTGGGCTTGTCCGATTGAGTAAGTTGCTTTTCCATTTCCTCGAATTTGGTAACATATGCTGCTGTGAAGAGGACTCCTTTTTCTCCCGTCATTTTATTTGCCACCATGTCGCAGCCCTTGCGGGTGAGGAGGTAACAGGGTCTTTCTTGGTTTTGTGCGTCTAAGTAGGTACTTGGAATAAAGAAGTTAGCCGAGCTCAATTTTGAGCTGGGGCTATCTAGGATCTCAACGTAACCCTTTATGTCTCTTAATAAATTTTTGTGGTCCTTACCGGTCATTTCAGCCACTTCCCGGCTGTCAATGACGAATAATCCGTTTTGGTTGATGACTTTTAAGTTGTTCATGCGCTCACCTTCTTTGCTTGCACTGCATTATCCATTTCTTCCTGAAGCTTAACCAAGTGAAGAAGTTCCCTAAGTCCTTCATGATATTTTTTAGGATCAAATTCAGGTGAAGGGAGATAAGTAACTTTAAATTCCGACATGTTCTAGTTCCTCCCCTTTTACTCCTGTAGCGTAATTACTTGATAAAAAAAGGGTATCCAGAGATAATCCCAATTCCCTTGCAAGAAGAATCATAGTGTCGATACCAGGTTTTTTTCTGCCAGCCTCAATATCACATATCAGTTGAGGTTTTCTTTCAATCAGCCCTGCAAGAGCAGTTTGAGTTAGCGATTTTTCACAACGTTTATTTCTAATAATAGAACCTAATTTTTTATTATCCATTTCAAATTTCACCTCCAACTTGCATAATTACGCTTCATGAGTAAATTATATTACTCCTGTGGCGTAATAAAAAGTCGCAAAAACAAGCGTATTTACTCTTAAAGCGGAATATTTTAATAATAATTTGGGCATATCAAACTATATCGTTATATTTCTTGAAATTACGCACCAAGTGTATATTTACACTGACAGCGTAAAATTATATAATTCATATATCATATCGAATCAAATAAGGGAGTGTAACCGTTGAAATTTGGAGAAAAACTTAAGCTGCTTAGGAATGAAAGAGAATATACATTGAGACAATTATCGGAGTTAACGAATCTTTCAATATCATTCATCTCAGATGTTGAAAATGGTAGAAGGAAACCTAGTATTGAAAATCTAAATAAAATTGCAAATGGATTAGATATTAGCGTTCCTGAGATTTTGGATGGAACTGATTTGGTTGGCCCGCCAATAAAAACAGGTAATTCGCAGATTTATGCCAATGAAATTCTCACCGATACAGTAAAGGTTCAGGAAAGCGAAGCAATTACTACTTATATCTCCATAAAACAAAACAGAGATGAAGCAGCTGAGTTACTCGAAATTCTCCATAAACGACCCGAAATGAAAGCTTTATTTAGCGCATCTAAAAACGCATCTAAGGAAGATATTGAAAGAGCTATTAAAATAATTGAAGCATTAAAAGATGAATAGGAGGAAGTTACATTGACGATTGTAAGGATGATCGGTTTACCTCTTACTGTTAGGGGGTTAACTATCCCTGATGTGGATGGAAACTATAATATTTTTATAAACAAAAACCTAAGCCACAAAATGCAGTTAGATGCTTATCTCCATGAGATAAATCATATAGAAAACGGTGATTTCGATAGTTATGCGCCTGTCTATGAATTAGAACAAAGAATAAATAAAGGAGCTTGATTCTAATGCATGGCATTTTATATTTACGTAAAAGTAGAGAAGATGAGCAATACGAAAAAAACACTGGTGAGGACGTTCTACAAACTCATCGGGAAAGGTTGACCCAATTTTGTAATGCTAGAGAAATTACCTTTGACGAACGAGCAGAGGTGAAAAGCGGTGATACTATAGCAGGTAGGCCACAATTCCAGCAAGTATTAAATATTGATATACCATCTGGCCAATATGAATGTATCATTGTTACTGAAATATCAAGACTTGGGCGAGGAGACATGGAGGACGCAGGCAGGATCTACAAAACAATTATTACCCACGATATTAAGATTGTTACCCCAAATAAGATATATGACCCCAACAACTCCTCAGATTTACGCCAGTTAAGATTCGAATTATTTATGTCTCGGGAAGAATATGAAAGCATTAAAGAAAGACTATGGAACAATAGAAATTACCGGGCAACTCAAGGCTACGCCGGTAATTATATCGTCACTTTAGGATTTAGGCAGTCCAGAGGAATAGTTGAAATAATACCTGAAGAAGCTAATTTAGTAAAAGAAATATTCACTATGAGGGCTGAAGGTAATTCCTATCAAGAAATAGCCACCTATATGAATTCAAGAAACTTAAAGACAAAACGCGGAACCCAATACCATCTCACAACTATTTGTAAAATACTTCATAATCCTCGTTATATTGGAATCGCAAGATGGAACGGAAAACAATATAAGGCTAAGCATCCGGCAATAATACCTCTCGATTTATGGGAAAAGGTTCAGGAAATTAATTCAATAAGGAAACACAATAAGCAAGGGACTAAAGAAAATAATCCCTATCTGGTCGAATTGTATTGCCACGAATGCGGAAGACGTATGTATGGTGAACATCGAAGACCATCTAAAACAGTCAAAGGAGTCAAAAGATGGTACACCGAAAAGGATATATATATTTGTTCTGGCAAAAACAAATCAAAATGCTTTCATAGTATCAACGCTAATAAGATTCATCAATTTATTATTAATGAACTCAAGAAGATCATCGACAATCCAGAAATATTCAAAGATTTATCCAATGAAAGAGAGTCGAAAATTGGGGGGAATAATGACGCCTTAGAATTACAACTAGATGAACTTTATAAACAAGTAAAATCCAAGGATAATTTACTTTCGAAATTAGAATCAGATTATGAATCCGGAGATTTGCCAGCCTTGTTATATACAAAGCATGTTGACAAAACTTCAAGGGAAAAAGCGGCATTAGAGAACAGAATTAACCAGATTAAAATCACTTTATCCAAATCAGATATTAAGATTGAATCACCCGAGAAATTAAGAGCCTTATTGGATAAAGTTCTTAAAAATTGGGATAGATACCCTAATAAAAGCAAGAAAATTATTATCCAATCTTTTTTGAGCAGAGTAGAAGTGGACAAGCAAGGGGAGTTTTATGTTGCTAGACGCTTACCGTATACCATTGACTTGTGA